ATCGGATAGAGAGATATTCGAAAGAAGAATGGGTGGAGAGTCACTGGCCGAAACGGCTACAGCTCTCGGTATTAGGCGCGAAGAGGTTGCGCAAGCAGAAAAGCGTCATATGGCGAGGATGAGGGGAACCCTGTCTACCCTTGATGCAGATGACGCTGAGGCTTACCGTCAAGAACAATATCGAATGGCTGAAGAGAACGCAGCAGACGAAGCTCTAAATAAGTATATAAACGAACAGATTTCTTCTGGTGCCTCACTGGATGCGGTTGCCAAGGAATTGTCAATAAGCAAAGAACAGGTCAGAGCTAGAAACAACTCGCACATAGATTTCCTAAAGGCAGAAGATGCCGCAGCAGAGGAATTCCTCTCTAGGGTTTCTGTTCGTCGCTCTTCGGGAGACCAGGGTCCTCCACGGTCGGAGAGGGACTACGTTAGCCCGCTTGAGGGGATGGAGCCTGGCCAAAAACTTTCATCTGGGAAAATGGACGAGGTATACAGAAGCGTTCAAGAAAAACTCATTGAACAGATAGAAAAAATCCAGGAGACTGGCGACGGAAAATGGGAGTTCCCTTGGCACAAGACCGCACTGCCAAAGAACGTAACAAACAATAACCGTCCATACAGTGGTATCAACAGCATGATGCTCATGTTTAAGCAAGACTCAATGGGCTACAAAACTCCTCTTTGGGCTGGATTCAACCAGTGGAAGAAAGAGGGCGGAACAGTTCGAAAGGGCGAGAAGGGAACCATGATAATGATTCCGACCGTCCTTCCAAAGAAGAAAGATGCCGACGGCAAAGAAATCGCCTCATCTGGTGGAATATTTTTTAAGACTGGCCATGTATTCAATATTGACCAAATTGATGGAATTGATAAGGATAAGTTTAAGATTGCAGAGCTTCCAGAAGCAGAGAGAGTTGCCGAACTTGAGCAAGCACTGTCCGAGGTTGGAGCGGTTGTAAATCACGGTGGGGATAGAGCTTTCTATAGACCGTCGACAGACGAGATTACACTGCCCCCTTTTGCTTCATTCAAGAGCAAAGAAGGATATTACGCAGTATTCGCCCACGAACTAATGCACTGGACAGGGCACTCGTCACGTCTTAACAGAGACCACCTTGGCGACTTCGGAAGCCCTGAGTACGCACAGGAAGAATTGATTGCAGAGATAGCCTCTGCGTTCTTTATGGCCGCACACGGTTTAACACCAGAGCCAAGAGAAGACCACGCTCAATATCTTGCTGGTTGGTTGAAGAGACTTAAATCAGACCCTGATGCAATGAAGAAGGCCTTTGGCGAAGCGCAGAAAGCACACGACTTTGCTATATCGAAGTCTCCATCAATGAGCAAGAAGCTTGGCAAAAAGGTTGCCGAAGCAGGGGCCATCCCTGGCAATAACGACGGAGAATATGGAGAAATTACTCCTTCGCTGTCTTCTGGAGCACGCGATAGATACGTAAGAAACCCAGAAGGAACGATTAGAACTCTTGCCGATGAGATGGGGGCATTTGGTGACGAGCTGCTAACAAGATTCCAAATGGCACAAGGGCCTCGTGATGGTGATAGGAATTGGTTTGAGGATTACGCAGACCTTGGTGAGTCACGCTCACCCAACCAGTGGAATATTTCCGAGGATGAGTTCGGTAACTGGAGTGCTGAACTTCTTCGCCTTGAGTTTGGCAACGGTTACACCGAGCGTGAGCCAGGCGGATTGATAAGTGATGAATTTAAGAGTCCGGAAGATGCGGCCAAGTGGATTGCCAGCTATGAATCCACACGCCAAGAATGGTCTAAAAAATTCAAACAAGAAAAAGATGTTGAAAAAATATCAATCATGCTCGACGAAGAGCTTGCTCGTAGGGACGCAGAGTACCAAGACTACGCAAGGATTTCAAGAGAGCGTTCAGACAGGCAGCAATACGTCAGAATGATTGCCGACATAAATGAATCACGCCTTGACTGGACGATGGATGACTGGGCTGACGAAGCCAGCGATATTCAGATGGAGCTTTCGAGAGAAAACTCTCGTCTTTCATCTGGCATGCGTTCGAGATACGACGACAAGCCAGTTGAGGAAATTGGTTTGGTGTCAGATGCTCTAAAGAGAACCGATGAAGCTGGCTCAAACGCAAGACACATCGCTTCAAATCTACTCATGGTTCCTGTTGAGAAGTACGACTTTGACGCCATACGAAGAAACGGAGAAGTCATTTCATTCAGTTATAACGGCAAGCCAAGAATGGTTTACCCAACTGGAATGATGACGAAGAAGGGCGGAGGGGTTTATTTTATTGGACTTGACGAAGAGTCGGGTCAGTACAGAAGCTTTAGCCTCCACAAGATTGACGGGATAATCGATGGTGCTGATGCCCCATACAACCCGACGCAACCTGGTGTCCCACAGGGCGCTCCTCGTTCTTCTGCGCAGAGAACAAGGAATGTAGTCTCCGACAGGGTCTCAGGCGACCGCGGATTAAGCTCCGGAAGGTCTCCAGAAGACATTAAATCCGATTTTGCTAACAGGGTTGAAAGCAACAATACAATAGTAAAAGCCGCTCTGGATGAAATAAGAAATCCGAGGGCTACCCGCAGCCGAAACAGTATGTTCTTTCCGATAGAACAACATGGAGACGCCCTAAGAGGGGTTGATGAGTTGGTGTCGGCAAAATATGAATTTATTCGCTCTGTTCTTGATGGAAAAAAAATTACTCCTAAAGATAACTACTTCCCGAGAGTAGGCGACTTGTTTGAATACATGTCTGAGGATGATTTTGATTTTGTGGACGACCTGTCGATGGCGATTAACAGAATAACGGAAGGGCTGGTATCAAACGAGGAACTACTTGAATGGGTCAACGAACAGACTGATTATCTGCGTGAAAATATTAGCGACCTGGAACGAATGCATTTTGACCCCGACAATAGACTCCGGAGATTAGATTTTGATACTGCTATGCAGCTCCACATTGATAATTCCGATGGGGATGATGCCGAAGCGCTGGATTCGATGCTAATTGACGCAAATTTCATTGAAGCTACGTTAAAAGAAGTTGATAACTTTTATCGCAAAAGTCGCAATGAGCCGGACGTCAGCTCGCTGAAGACTCAAATAGACGGGATAGAGGACATCATCAATGAGGTGGACGAAACAACAACTCCTCAAGATTTTGCAGCAAAACTGAGTAACTTTTATTCGTCAACTATGAAAAAACTTGACCAAGAGTTGAGCGACCTGTTCAGAATCCAAGGTGATTTTGAGAAAAACGGGGTCAGCTTAGATAGATACAAAACCGATGCGCCAGACCTTCCTGAGGATATTCTGGCGCCGAGTGGCTCTGGTACTGCCAGTGTTGCGAATGCTGCAGATGGAAACAGGTTGAGCTCTGGTAAAAAGACCAGGACTCAAGGCTCAAAGCGCCGACCGATGTCAGATGCCGACAGACAAGCATTTGCTGATGGGGTAAGACAAAGAGCGGCGACAATCCCAGGGAAGAAGAGACCAGGGCCAAGCAAAAATGAATTCGGCAATGACCGACTTAGCTCTGGGCGGCTTAGATTCCCCGACAGTGAAGCAAGAAACAATGTCGGCAGATACCTTGAGGATAAAGTCAAAATCAAATTTGGCAAAATGTCAGAGAATAACGACAGGTCCCCAGATGGTAAATGGATGCTTGACGCCAAAAAACTTGAGCAAATTCTTAAAGACGAAGATGGAACCCCTTTGAGCATGGAGCAGAGTGCAAAGTTCCTTGGCGTAAGTCAAGCAGAAATTGAAAAGATGTTCGAAGATGGGGCAGGAATATCTGAAATAGATGCTTACGAATTTATTGACAGGGCATTCTTCGGCGGCAGAGACCCAGGCAGGTCGTATGAGACGCTTGAGGCAATTTGGGGCTTTGATGCAGCCCCCTACTGGTATGACCGACGAAGAGGAAACCAATTAAGCAGAGCGGAATACGAGGATTACAAAGAAGAGGGCATAGCGATGGCCCCTCAGTTCTACCCGACCGACTTCGAACTGCCTGATGAGTTTGTTGCTAGGGAAATTTCAAAGAGTTCCTTCCCGGTCTCTGCTCTTGCGGAGTCGCTCGGTGTCGAGTCTGATGACGAACTGGCGGAAGCCATTACATTTGAGGTTGACGGCGAGACGATTACGCCAACCGCAATTCAGCTCAAAAAGTGGAAAAGTGAAGGCGTTCCGACGTCCATCATTGAGCAGTTGGTGGATAATGGAATAATCCCAAGCGCTGGAGATGTTTTTGGGGAAGAGGGAGTCAAATTCGACAACTCAATAAGGCAATTTGACCTTTGGAAGAATATCGCCGACACTCTTGCCAGAAAAGGGAAAAGAGTAAAAGGCAGAGAGCTGGACGAAGTGGTTGGAGCAACCAAAGTTCAGACGAGACTTCGAGCTTTTGAGGCAGGAAAAGAAGGAAAATTTAGCAAAAACACAGGAAAGGCGCTTCGCTATACCGATGATGAGGTTCAGAAAATAGTTGACAGGCTCAACAAAAAGTACGACCTGAGCGAAACGGTTGAGTCGATAAAGAGCGGTGGCTCCATGAGTAGTGGGCGTAGAGCCGCCCGCAGGATATCCACCTCTGGCCAGGACGCAGTTGAAAAATTGTCTGCTGGCCGAGAGAACAATGGAGCCCCAGAGAACATAACGCCAAGGATGCAAAACGAAATAATCGGCTGGGCAAAAAATGCCAAGTGGAGTGGATTTGCGCAAAGCGTTTTGTCCCAGTTCGAAGCTAGTGGATTTCTGAGTCCATCTCAGTGGACCAAGCTTCTTCAGCTTCGTGACAACTCACAGAGAAGACGTTAATAGATAATTAAAAAAGCGTTATTATTAATACTTCCCATAGCGGCGCTATGGTAGGTTATACTTTTACAAACAAATAATTTAATAAACAGTTGGCTGTTTTGCCTTCTGCATACCATTAGGCGCAAGGAGCTCTATTTTATGGCTTACGACGACAAGGCAACAGTGAGTATCGACAGCGAAGGGGCTGTGCTCAAGTGCGCCAAGGGGCTCGAGGCTTCTGAGTGCGGTTTTACCCCAGGAGCGAAGGTTTGTGGCAAGTGCGGTGCAATGCCGGTAGAGATGAAAATGGTTCCTGCTACCGACCTGGATATTGCGGATGAGGACATGACCGAAGAGGACATGCAAAAGATGTACGGCATGATGCCAAAGAAGAAGCCAATGAAGGGCATGGGCATGGAAGAAGACATGGAGTCCGAAGAGGATGACATGGAAGAAGAAGACATGATGGATGATGAAGAGAAAATCAACACCGCCATGAACAAGTTCAAGAAAAAAGAAGACGAAGACGAAGAAGAGAAGGGCGTTCCACAGTCTGACGAAGACGAGTTCGAAGCAGAAGTCGACGATGATGACGAAATGGGCCTAGGGGACGACGATGAGGAAATGGACTCAGAAGACGAAGAGGACATGGCCGATGCGGAAAAAGTAAACGCCATGATGGACAAGTTTAAAAAGAGAAGAATGTCCTCAATGGGAATTAAATCAGAAGACATCGGCGAGCATGGATATGTTTGCGCCATTGAGCGTAAATCATATTCTGGAACAACTTCTGTATGCGAGAACTGCCCTGGTGGATGTATCGCAGAAAAAGGAATGCCCGGACTTCTTCATGTTGAAGGCATGGCCGAAGATATGTTCGACGGAAAAGTTATCGATTCTGGTTACTCTCCAGATGCAGACATGTTCGTTATTGATGTGCAGGCAAAGGATGGCAAGGCAATCGAAGTGTTTATCGATGGTACATCAGCCGAGGTTATGGGCTGGCACAAACTCGACGAAAGCGTATTTGAGCAGAAGGCAGCAATCGATGAACTTAATCTGATTAGTTTCACCGATGCAGCGGAGATTGCCGTCAAGTCAATTGATGGTCACGTTGTTGCAGTTGAACCAGACAGCTTCGAAGGAATCGACTCATACGCCGTAGAAATTGAAGGATTCGATGGAAAGTCTTATGACGTATTCGTCGCCCTGGACGGAGAGGTACTTGGATACGACAAGTATGAGCCGGAAGAGGCAGAAGAGATTGAGGCAGAAGCAGCAGAAATTGCTCTTAAGCGTGCGTTCACAGAAGAGCAGCGCAATGCTATGGCCAAAGAAGGAAATGCACTTCCAGATGGTTCTTTCCCAATCGCGAATGAGTCTGACCTAAGAAATGCCGTTCAAGCATTCGGTCGCGCAAAGGACAAGGAAGCAGCAAAGCGTCACATCATGAAGCGTGCTCGAGAACTTGGAAAAGAAAGCCTCATCCCAGCGGGCTGGGTTGCTGGCGGAGAAGGCATGAGCAAGAAGAACGAAGAAACAATGGATGGAGACTTCATGAAGTCGCTCGTTGAGTTCCAGTTGCTCGAAGCAGAAACCGACACAATCTAAGAAAGCGCGGCCCGCCATGACGGGTAAGCCGTTCTACAAAACACGTACAATCACATCTGAGAGGCTTGTATCGCCACTCGTCGGCAGAAGAGACTTAAACGACGCAGCAATTGCGTTTAAAAAGGCTGTAGTCGAGTCAATAACAAGGTCGACTCTAAATGCAGGACTGTCGGTTAAGGCGCTTGATGTCGCCACTGGCAGTGAAACATATAAAGACACTGATGGGAAGAAAAGAACCAACAAGGGAGGAACTCCCGGAATGGTTGAACTTCCCAATGGTTACAACTATGTTGCTAGCCAAAAGTGGGAAGAGGGTAAAGTTCTTCAACTTTTTCCATCAATTAGGTCGCGCAAATCTGCTGTAAAGAAACCAAACTTCGGATGGGTTGATGAGCCACGTTCTGTTTCGGCCGACGAATATGCAAAGGTCCTCGCAGCAAAACCAAAACTGCGAATAAGGAAATACAAAGTCAATCAAAAGACTGACGAGATTATCGAGGAGTCGGAACAGACTCTTGACCCATTCAGCCTCAACGGAGACAAGACGGTAAACTCTTCTGGTTATAGCGAAAAGCGACTTCCAGGAAAAACAATCGGACAAAGAGGCAGGTCGCTCATTGCAAGAGCAGCTAGCGCATTTGGAATACTCGTTGATGAAAACGGAAAATTTAGATGCCCACCAGGAACTCCTGCTGCGAACCAATTTACCGACAGCACCGGCGCCAACTGCTTTGGTATCTCCGCATCGGAGATATTTGACTTTGCTAAGAGAATGGCTAGCGGCATCGATACGGGCGATGGCACGCGTGTAAAGAACACCACAAAAAAACTGTTTGAATTCATTTCATTTGTTGATAACGGTGGAATACCAGGACTTGGAAGAACCGTATGGAGAGACCCAAACGGCAAAAGAATACGCAACATCAAGAAATGGCGCGAAGCCAATAAGGACGGAAGAAGCCGAGTATTCGTTGATGGAATGATTCGCGCGCAGGACAAGCTCGCGCAACAAGATATAAACATTGCAAGCCTTATGGACTCGCTTGGCGTAATTAGAACAGATGAAAAAAGAAAGACAAACGACGACGTATTTGAGGTTTTTCAGAAGCTGAGAGACAGCGGTGCATGGACGATAGATACAAGCACAAGACTCTCCGCAGAGGACGTTGACAAAATAGTCAAGGCAAGACTTGCGCACGTTCCAGGATTTTCGGGTCTTTCACCAGAGCGCCAGAAGAGCTTGATTGCAGCAGACACAGAGCGCTGGTACACAACCGAAAGAGCGCTACTTGAATCAGCTCTTGATTCATTCATTGCTGACCCAGAACACATGAGGACGATTTCAAAGATTAATTTTGAAGTCAAGAGTCCGAATGACCCGCAGATGGACGAAGCTTCTACCGGTGGCTACACATCTCCCGACAGCAAGCGCGTGATGAGCGTTATAAATGTTGATATTCCTGAGATAATGAATAATCAGGAAGCATTAATACCGAGTCTCGCCCCAGGCGAAAGAATGCGAATAGATTTTGTTGGTGGAAAGACTGACTCCGAAAGAGCAACGGCCCTAACTGACTTCTTGGTCACTGTTGACGGGCATTCAAAACAACTAGCGGCAATGGTTGAAGAACGTGCATTCGCACGACATATTATGAAACACGAAATTGCTCACACAATTCAGTTGCAAGCTTTCAACAGAGAAGCAGAACGACAGATTAGAACTAATGGTTTTATTATGGCCATCAACGACAAGGGTGAGACGGTAAAGGTCGATGATATTAGGGACCTCAATAGCGGGATGGTATTTAGGCTTATGCAAAAGTCTGGTGATGGGATAGACCTTGAGTCACTTAAAAACGCCCTATCAAGGACTGATGTTGTTGGATTTCTCGCTGGAGAATATCCAAAAATGTATTTCAACGATGACAAGGGAGCAGAGTGGTGGGCGCTAGAAGCAACCGCTGAGCTTTGGGCGCTTAGGGACCTCGGACTTATCTATGGTGACGATATAGACGCTGCCCTCGAATGGATGGATGATGTTTCTGACGGTAGGTACGTCGACATCAGAAGAAGGTCTGATGCGGATGGACTGAGAGAAATAGAGTCTCGCTACTACGAGAACCTTGGTCCAGACCCAGAACTATCAGGCAACAGTATTGCGCAAGTTAAAGAAAGACTTGCCATAGAGCACAAAAAGGAGCTGTCTCAGATTGAGAGATGGACCGACGATTCATCAAAAACAAACGATGACTTTATTGATGCCCTTACTGGTCTTGAATACAATAGGGAAGCATACAATGACTCGTTTGACAATCTTGAGGCAAGTGGAGAGAGCAAGGACTCCCCTAAATTTAAAGAGCTAAATAGAAAAATTAAAGAAAACAATGCAAAGATTGCTTTAATTGAAAAGAAGTGGGCCAGCAGATTCAGCAGTGAAGATAAGGAAAGACGACGCAGCGATGTAAAGAAAATGCGCGAATCGGTACGTGAAAAGATGTTCTCGGAAGGAATTCTGAGGCCAGAAGAGATGGCTGCACGTTCTCGTCAAGAGGAAATAAAGAACCTTACAAAACAAGCCGAAGACATGTCTCCAGATGATGCAATACAGAAGCTTGCTGATATTCGAACATCGCTAAAAGAGCCAGGACTATCCGCAGATTCCAAATCGGTTCTTCTTGAAGACGAAAAAATTGTTCGGGCAATATACAAATCAAAACTTGATGGCTCCGAAGACCCAAAGGTTTGGTCAAAGCAGAGACGTGAGCTTGACACAAGGGTTGATGAACTCGTGAATCCACCAAGACAACAAGCGCTAAAGAAAACGAAGAAGGTCAAGACCGATAAGTCTGGTGCCAGCTATGCAAAAAAGATTCAAAAAGATGAATCATATGCAATGACAGGCGAGCAAGCTGCAGCAGTAGAACGACTTGGTGACCCATCCTTGACCGATATTGGCAATCTAGTTGACCCAGACGGCAATGTTGTTGCCATAAAGAACATTAATCGTCGTTACAGAAGAGCGCAAAGAAGCGCTGGTGACCTTTCACCCAGTAGCGAGACTGCAGCACTGGAAGACCAAATTGAGAAAGTTCTTATTCCAGCGATGGAAGCGATAGATGAATCATCTATCCCAGACGACATTGAGGTCGAAGCCGAGATGTACTTTGATGTACAAAACGGTTTCAAAACGATAAACGAAAACTTTGATAATCAGAGTTTTGTAAGCGGTCGGATTATCACTGATGAATCACCTCACAAGCCAGGTGAGGTTCGTGATGCCAACGGAGAAATTGTCACTCGAGCTGGCAAGGAAAAGTCTCGCGTCATAGTGCAGGTATCAAAAGGCGATAAAGGACTATTTAGAACGAACGAAACAGTTCTTGGCGAAGAGGGTTCACTAGTTCTTCCTCCAGGCAAAATGAAAGTTGTTGATGTAAGACCTGACGGAACAATCGTTCTCCGCGTCCAAGAGCAGGACAATGTTGTTGATGTTTTAGACAGGGTTTCGTCGTCAATCGGGCAAGAGGGGCCCAGTGCATCGCAGCACGCAAAGGGTACAAAAAAGAAGATTGACAGAATCGCCAACAAGTATGTTGCTCAAAGAAGAGAGAATGGTCTACCGTCTACCCCGTCAAGACCGAAGCGTGAGGTGGAAATCGAAGATAGGAACATAGAGGCAAAACGGGAAGTAATCAGCGCTGGCGGTTCATTTGGCGAACCACCTTCTGAGGACTACGTGGCAGAAGTTGGCAAGTCTCCACTTATTCAGCCCGCCGAAGCAGATATCAAGCCAGACCAGGTCGACCCACAAACTGGTCGTCCAATAATGAAGACAGTTAATCGAATGAATGTTGGCGAGCTTCTAAGCAGAAGAGCCGCCACATATTTGCGATTACTTGAGCCTGATTATGCAAACGACAAAAAAGGTTTTCAAGGAACCGACAGGGCAACCCTGAAATCTCTTGACGACGAACTTGCAAAGCGTGGAGAAATAATTACAAACCTCCCGCAACCGCCAGAATTTGACCAAGACTATATACCGGGGACTGGCAAGCGAGCACCATACAAGACGTCAGCTGGTTCCGTATCGGACCCAACATCAGGACGTGAAGTTCTTGGTGTTCCACAGACGCGCGAAGAAAGAAAAGTCGCAAGAGCCACTAGGGCAAATATGACATTTGAAGATATTAAGCGCGTCATGGCTGGAGAGAGTCCAAAAGACGTAATGAACGATATGTCAAGGGACTCACTTGACTCTGTTGTGGCTAACGAAATCGCACGAAAATCTCCTGAAGCTTTGATTAAAGACGTTGAAGATGCAGCAGTTGAATTCCACGCAGGGATAGACAAGCGTCCACGCGTAAGAATGACAGAGAATCAATTAACAAAATTTGCTGATGATGGCGAGTTTCTGCCAACCGAGACAGACGATGTTGTGCTTGAAAGCGGCGCGATTGGTCGCAGGCTTGAAAGACGGTTAAACCCAAAAACAAGGCGCACAGCTCCAAAACTGTCATCTGGAGCAAAAATATACAGAAAACTTGAACGAGCTGAAACCTTTCAAAACGAGGATGAGCTTGGGATAAAAAGAGGAAAAGAAATTTCTGAAAAACCAGAAAAACTTTCATCTGGGGCAATAGAGAGAACGCTAAAACCTGGAGACCTCAAAAAATCTCCAACTCAAGGATTTGCAAAAAAAGACGGACGATTTGGCGAAGAAAGAAAAGCATTTGATGTTTACGACATTGGAGGGGAGTCTGTCGTATTCGGTGGCCCGACCAATGATTTTGAAATGGAGTCGGACGCTAAGATAAAAAATGTACCGATAAATCCTTACGCCATAACTGGTCTTGATAGAACAAGTGAGAAAGGGCAGGAACTTGCCGAGAAGTGGGTAGCTGCCCGCGCCGCGTACCTCAGCGAAGGAGGAAATCCTGGAAAGTCAACAGATGTTGACGCACTGTTTTATGCGTCTGTTCGTGGTGATGATGACGCAGCAAAAGAGTTCGACAGGCTTTCTGAAATTGGTTTGGAGCTTATTGCTGAAGAAAGAGAAAAATCTATTGAAAGAATATCTTTCTCTGAGGACGACCTTTTGCAAGAACGAAAAGAGGGTCTAGACAAAATTGGTGTGGATGATTTGTACTTGGTTCACGAAACTCAGTACGACCCACCACTGGACGCTGACGGAAACATAATACTTAAACCACTTAGCGCCTATGAATTGACCTCTGATTCAGGAGAAAAAGTAACCGTCCAAAGACACACGATACACTTTGCGCTTAACCATATTGCTGGTGGTCATATTGCTCGCCAACAAAAACCAGGTTCAAATGTAATAGTTGTTCGACTTAGAGATGTATTGGAAAATAATCCAGACAGCGTAGATTCTCTTTTCCCAGTTGACACCGTCTTAACACCTAAGCCAGGTGGCGGGATAAAGATGCCAAAGGGTAGTTTTCAGGTTGTGAAAACAACAGAAGACGGTGATTCAAATGAAATGGTGAGGACAGCACTGAAAGAACTTGGTGCAAAACACTTCTTTGAACCAGGAGAGTACAGCTCATCCACTGGAGCGGAATCGGCCGTGAGAAGAATCGCAAAAGGCGAAGGATTTAATTATCAAATGCATTCAAATATGCCACATGCATACATTGAAATGAATGCTTCAGGGACAGAAGAGCAGTTAGGCAGACCGCCAACACTTGAACTGTGGCCACAAGAACTAGCGCGAATGAGCAAAAATGCCCAAAAGAGCGTTGGTATATCAGACAAATTTACTGGGACAACAGGGGTCATGGTAGACGATGAATTTTCGTCTGGTCGCAGAGCTGGTCAAGCAAGCAGCAACCCTGACGCATCGTCCGGAAGATTGTCTTCCGGCGCAAGAGTTTCGCCAAAACAAAGAAAAATACAGCTTAAAAAGGTTAATGATGCAGAAAACTATTTAAGAAATCTGGATTTGCAAATAACAGAAGTTGATTTGATTGATTCAGAAACGGGCCAGCAGAAAAAGTCGCCAATTTTTTCAGTTGCTGGCAGACCAATGGTCTTGGTTGACGTAAACGGAATAAGAATACCGTTCTATCAGAGCACGGGTAAAGGCGGGAAAGAAAATCCGGTAGGGAAATGGTATCCAGTTTTTGGTGTTGGAAAATCGGATGTAATATTTGACAGGGAGTTCAAACGATTTGTTGATAGAGGTGGATGGTTCAACAAGGGTGACACGTATGAATCAATAGACAATTACTACGATGTTCCAGAATTCAAGAGAATAGCAACAATCCTCAACGATATCGATGACTTAACACAAATTGATTTCCATGACGTTGGGGTGGTTGCCTCAGAAGAAGAAGCTATCGAACTGCTAAAGAAGAATGGCAGTACTGGCTATGCCCTTGGCAAACTACCAAAAGCAAGAATATCCATCAATGACGATTTGTGGGAGGTTATCAACAGAGACCTGACCCCATACTCAACCGTGGGCGACGCGGAACGTTCTGGTGGTCGTCGCTGGGATTACCTCAACAAGGTAATCGACAGAATAGAGAAGAATAGGGTCAAGCTCAACATTGATTCAGTTTCCATAGCGGTAGACAAAGACAAACTATCTGTTTCTAAAGAATCGAATCGCCTTAAAAATAGAGACGTACAGCTGACTGTAAAAGATAAAAATGGAGATGCAATAAAGGTATCTATAGAATCAGAATTAAAGACTCGATTTGATGATACCGAGGAACAGAACATTACAGTAAGAATGAGGTCTAACGGGATTGAGGTTGGAGTTCTTCACGCGCGCACAGACCTTGGCGGAGAGCTTGGGAATCGCGGAGAACTAACCATCTCGGACATACTCGTGCCTGAGGACTACCACCGTCGTGGCCACGGCAAGTTGATGCTCGCACTAGGTGAAAAATATAATATTGGCTCAGAAAAAATCAATCACTCGTCCAAGTTGAGCGAACTTGGAGAACTATTTGCAAGTGGGACTGGTTCTTCAGGTCGTCTTTCTTCTGGTGCAAGAAGCGGCCCTAGTAGAACACAGAGAGTTGCCGGTATTGCTGGCAGTCGCGCAACGGGGAGAGTATTGGACGCAGTTCTTAAGCGCTCTGGAGCGGACGAAGACACTCGTGAACGCGTTAAGTACGGAGTGAATATGGCTGGTGCTCTGGCGGCTGGTGGTCCAGTCGGATTCGCCACCGCGATAGCTGTAGATGCTGCGCGAAGAGCAGGACGGGAAATTGCCGAACGAGGGTTGGAAGAAGCGGTACAAAGAGGCAGAATAAGCCAAAACCAGATGGATGTAGCAATGTCTGCTGTTGACCGAGTCGCACCAAATGGCCTGCCAGACCCAGTGGTAGATAAGCTTGCAGACGCTTGGACCATTGCTTCAGATTTCATTGATGAGCGAGTCGTCACAGATGAAAACAGGCAGAGACTAGACGAATTCGGCAATACCATACGAGCCGGAAGCGGGGAGTTGGTTGAGAATGCAGGACAAGTGATTGGTTCTGCTCGCGAAAAGATAGGCAAGAGATTTGGCAGGGGTAAGAATAAGCCATCAGAAACTGACCCATTTGGAGATTTTGACATAACATCGATTCCTTCGCAAACTCCAATGTCGAATGAATACGATGACCCATTTGCAGGGTTTGAGATAAACAACACCAAGCCAGCAAAGACCGAATTTGATGACTTCGATGCAGTATTCAGCTCTGGAAGAAGGGCTGGTCGTTCTTCTGATGTGCTCAGGAATGAATACAACAGCAGAATCGGTATTAGCAAATCAACTCCAAACTCTGCAAAACCAGTAAGTGGATATGTCGTGCATCGTTCCCACAACGAAGAGAAGAAACGAAGAATCGCCGCATCGGGCAAGGGAAACATTGGCAGCGATGCAATCTTTGAAATTGGTGATAACGACTTGGTTGGAGACGGGCTTACAGCGCTCGGGGAGATAGAGGTCATCCTCAAGCCCGAAGTGTCTAATCGCACCGCATATGGGCGTGGAGAGGCTCTACAGTCGGCGCACAGACCAGTAGCGATGAACTCCAACGACCCTGACGACATAGCTGACGCAATCATGAACGCCGATGGAATTGCTTCAAGCAAGCAAAACACCGAAGCGATGCTGCATCTGCTTGGAGCAAAGATGGATAAGAACTTCTCATCCGTCAATGCTTCAATGGATGAAAATGGCAGGATGGCGCCAGTTGGCGCTGTTGACTCTTCGACCCGAGGTCACGAACCATTTGAGGCCCAAATACTTGGTGGATTCAAGAAGAACGAAGTTGAGGGAATTCACTACCCGTATTCGAAGGTGGCCAAGATTGCTGAATCAGAAGATATCTCAGATGTTGTAAACGACGGGTCGCTTGCCTCAAAACTTGAAAAACTTGGATTCACCCCAGAAGAGGTTGCTTACTTCTATTCAATATCTGGAGGTAAGCCCCTAAACACCGCAAGCATGGTCAAGCTCAAGGAGTATCGTGCCGCCAAGAAGATTAAAGAAAAGTATGAAGGTATGGGCGTTGGATATGTTAAGTTCGCCCACCCACAAGGCATAAATATCGAGAATCCTCGTTCGTATGACAAAACAGCCAGCCCAACAACCAAGGTTGATGAGATACTTAAGAGAAACATCGATTTAGAAGTTGAAGCAGAACTAAAGAAAACACTTGACAGCATAAGAAAAAGCGAACAATTAGATTTGATGGTCGACTAACCATGAAAGCCGTACTTGTAGGAACGTACGATGGCAACAAGGTCTATTACGATATAGACGCAAAAGCCGGGCAAAAAGATGGAGAAATCGTTAGACCAGATGGCTCTTCGGTGAAGATTTACTTTTTTTCATGGGCTTCTAAAGCGCAAGGATTAAACAAGATTAGAAACAGTAAGTTTCATCGTTCTCTATGGGATGCCCCCAAGAATCCAACAAAGGGGAAGTGGTATGAGACTTTCATTAAAAAAGAAACAGAAGTTGACGAAGCGCTTCTTGATGGTGCCCCAACACTGTCAACAGTTGGTGAAACAAAAGTCAAGTTAGAAAAAAAGAATGCGCGAGCAATCGACTTTATAAATAATAAGAGTCTCATTAAAATGGTAGATTATAAGGTAGACAATTCTGCGAACAAGCACAAGGACGGCAATGAGTTCTGAATTCGAAAATAACGAAGTGAAACTCGACCCTCTTGGCGGAATAATTCCTCAAGAACTAGTCACCGGCGACCTGCTTCGTGGATACGGCCCCCGTCGTGGAAACCTGGAAAGGCTTTTACGCTACTGGAGACCAATCATGCGCAAGCCTGGCGGATTCCGTCGTTGCAGAGTGATTCTTGCAAATCACCCAGAGCTATACCCATTGAACAATATTTGCGCATGGTTGCATCACGAGACAACTGGTCTTTGGCCAAATGAGGGATGCCATCATCCAGGCATGAAGAATTGCCGCGGGAAACTCAAGAAAAACAATTGGACGAACATGGAGTTTGCTAGCCACCTTCGTAATGCCGCAAAGCGAACCGCAAAGAAGTCCTTAAACGACTCGTATTACGAGGACGATGTATTCTTCCACGAGTTCAAGGGTGCTAATGATAAGAACCCAAAGGATGTAGTAACCGAATCAGACATTCTTCACGCTTTTAGCGTTTTGCGTGACTTCATCGAGATGGAGCCGAAGTTCTCCAAATTCCTCAGAGATGAAAGCAACTGGGAAATGGAAGGCGAAGACGAAGACGGAAATACAATGAAGTTCGAGATTCCGGAAGGTCGAAAGTCAGCAGAGTGCTGCGGTGGGGACTATGAGTGAGATTAATGGCTCATTGCCATGCTGCCCTGAACGCACCGTAGTTGTCGCTCGTATCGTAATTGCAGATATCGAAGCAAAGAACCTACACAATGTTGCACGCTCAAGAATAAAGCTTTCCGAAAACGCAGTGTCGTTCAAGGCCATGTCCAAGCGCAACGGAACAGACAGAATTCTTAGAAAGAGCGCGTTTGACTCTGTGGAAATACAGACAAAACGTTCGCGCCTAGGCTCAACTCTTATGAGCCTGGCTGTGCCGGGGGACTCTGACCCAATTCGCTCTCCTGTGCGCTCTGCGGTTTACAGAGCGTTGACGCCAGGCAAGCCAGGTGGCGCTGGTGGTTCGAAACCAGGGGAGGGCCGTGGCTACAGATGCCCAGAGGGCTACCAATACGGTGGGAGATTTACTGACTCGCGTTTGTCTACATGTGGCGCGAAACTCTTTGATATTCCATCCCCACTAAGAATGCTTGCTGCAGCCCTGCGACGCGCAGGAAGAGGACCAGCAAAACCAGAGCCAGTAACAGGTAAGCCACTTACCGGCGGCGACCTTCCTGGGAACCTGATTGAATCACGCAAGCCGCAGATTCCAAAAGTTTCACTCGATAATCCACGCTCTGCCGCGGAACAGGTAAAGGGCATGATTTCAGAAATTGGTGGGTACAACGGCAATGCAACAAGAATGGTTAGAAGAGATGGATTCGTTCTAGAGCCGGTGGTTCCTGCAAAGGTTCTTAGGGCAATTCCGGACAACAGGGACATGGAGGGTGCAACGTATATTCTCTCCGCTTTATCACCCGCCGACATAGGTAATGAAGAACTTGGGCTTCTGTCAAACACAGGTGTCAAGTCTCTTGTGTATGTTTTACCTGGTGGCTCAACAATTACGCTTGAAAAGGCGAGGAAGCTTTCAGTCGGCGAGAGAAGAAAGCTTGGTCGAACAGTCAACACTGCGATTGAGTCACGGTCGACATCCGACCCTGCATCAAAATTGAAGATGGTTGCAGACGAGACTGGCGACGGAATCAGATATGCAGAAAACTTTATTGGCATAAAAAACCCTAACGAAATAGTAAAAGGTAAATTTCGTTGGGCGGCAGAAGCCTTCTCTGGCAAGAGAAGACCAAAGACACCCGCTGGAGAGAGCGAAACTGTTGCGAGAGAGTCATCATCAAATGCTCAAACTGGGAAGAAAATAACATCTCTTGAGGCTGCAATTGAGCATCTTGCTTCAGGCGGCTCGATATCTATGATTTCGGCAGAACTAATGCCAAAGCTTTTAGCAAACAGTAAACTCGTGCAAGAAAGAAAACTTGCAGACAATCAGTCTCTTTTAACGATTGGCGCAGATAAGTATTTTCTATACTCTTCTCCAAAGAAATATCAGCACTTAGCTGAAAGATTTGCGTCAGATGTACAGCAACATCTGGGTCTTCAGTCTCCGGATGTAATCTTCGCCGACAAGCCGTCCGACAAGAGAAAGTACATCCGACAAGATGTTGAAACAGCGCTCAGGGGTGCAAAATTTAGCCCTGATGTAAAGTTTTCAGAACTCAAGCCGGAAGATGTTGCAAAAATAATGGTTTCTGATTTCCTTACAGACCAACGGGAAAGACCCAGTTCCTCAATATACCCACTGGAAACTCCAGAAGGCGCAGTCCCAATGCTCGCTCAAAATGTAACATCCGGCTTGGTCGACCTTGACAAAATTCAAATATCCAAGAGAACAAAAATGACCATCGCTGGTTTCTACCAGGGTTCTGGTGGTCCTGGATATTCGGAATATTACAACAATTTAAAACAAAACCAGCAAATTGTATTTAGAAAATATATTGAGTCGCTAATTAAAAGAGCGCGCTCATTCAAGATGAACGAACTCCGCAAAAGGTTTGAACTAGACGGTCTTTCGTCTGGCGAAAAAACTCACCTTGCAATCGTGGAAACACTATACAAAAACAGACTAGATACACTCTCGAACAGCAAGAGGAGTATCGTAGAAATGTTGACAGGAGGGCAAGATGCCTGAGATACTAGTAATTAAAGATGCAGTCAGAGACACGCCATTCGCGCTAGTTCTAAAAAACGATGAAACTTTTTCTTTTTACGGGTTTCACGAGATGGGCTCAACTTGGGCGGACAATGCTCAAAAGACAGTAATTTCTGAGTCCGACATAAAAGCGCCAGAATGGACTGAATCAACGAGGTTTAAGCAAATCAGCGACAATGCAGCCCAATCGATTATCAGCCAAACATTCTCAGGAAAAATTCAATTAGACCAGTTTGCAGAAAAGGTTATCCAGAAGACATTTTCCTTAAAAACAGTTTTTGCAGGAAGGACAGTATTTAGCAAGAATCTATCGGTTCAGACAAAACCTAAAAAAATAGATAAAGATTCTTCATCTTTTTCCGCGCTTGACTATAGAGCAAAATCATTTAAGAACAAAATTAAAAAGATTTCCTTGATAAAAGAAGCAAAAAACCGAAAAGTATCTATCGATACAAAATCTGGAAAATTCATTGACCTTCGCTCGGAATACAAGCAATCTTTTGAGTCCATGAAGATGCAGGAATTGTCCGGATTCGGATTCTCTAGAAAAATATCCCGTTTTATAGATGAAAAAACCGGGGTTGGATGCAGCAACAATCGCTCCCTAAGAAGAGTAAAATCACTATCTCAACAAACGGAATCAGTCTCCGCAAACAGAATCGACAAAGCTATTGAGCAGAAAATAAAAAGGTTCTAGCGTGGCAAAGAAAAAAGAGTTGGTTAAAAAAATTGAAGCTCTGCGTGTCGCGGAGATGATTGGCTGCAGTGGGGCGCACAAGGATGAAGATGGAAACTGGATGCCCTGTGCATCCCAAGAGTCTCTGGAGCGGATTTCCAATAGCGCTGAAACTGCCGATTGGAAAGCAAAGTCCACAGATGAAGACTCCTTCAAAAGAGAACAAATCGGTCGTAAAAAGCGAAAGAGGAAAAGAGACGGGTGGGAAAAACTTCGGGAACGACCAATACAGGGGCTAATCGGCTCTGGTCCTGGAATAACTTCTGGACCAAGCCAATTCGCAGCACCACAGGATATTGGCTCTGGCGTGTCAAGTGGTTCTGCTGTTTCTGGCGGTCCAACAATGAACATGTTCGGTGCAAGTTCTGCGAAGGCCTCAATGGCTGGTCCGGAATATGTAAGGGACAATGACCCAGATGTTTTTACAGACCCAGAATCAGCCCGCGCTCGTTCGCGTCAGATGGGCTGTATTGGGATAAGTCGAAGAATATCCAAAACCGGAAGAGCTGTTTGGATGCCATGCACGAACATGAGCGATTACGCAAGATTGTCAGGCTCAACCTCTCTTGGAAGAAGGGGTCGCGCATCAGAACAAAGGAATGCAATACGAACCGTTCTTCGGGAAGAGCTAGGAAAACTCAAAAGAAAAAAATCAATACAAGAAGAACTGACACAAGATTAATTTAATTATTTACACACTTTTGTTTGCAAATAAAGTAGTTCCACTGGAGGGTGTAAATATCTGTTACTTTATATAACTAGGGCTGGGTGCTTACCTGAGCCGCAAAGCAAATAATCCAACCCTCAATTCCAAACAGGAGCAAAATATGTCGCAAGACAATTCAAGATTAAACGAACTGCAAGGTGCACTTCGTGGAAAGATGGCCGACAATAAGGCCATCGCGGATTCATTCCGTGTAGAAGACGGCACAGTTGTCGTCACCCCTGAGCAGAAGACAGCGTTCGACAAGAACATGTCAGACATCAAGGAAATCAAGAGCCTCATCGACGGTATGCAGACAATGAATAGCGTTGATTCATGGGCTTCACAGCCAGCAGAAAGTGTTGCAGGCTCTTTTGCTGCAGCAAGTGCAGAAGTTTCACAGCTTTCAAGCCGTGAAATCAAGTCAATCGGCGAAATGTTCTTGGATTCAGCTGAATTCAAGACCCTCGCAAATGGCCGCAATGGCGCAAACATGGTTGCACCATGGCAGGTAAAGGCTTCGTTCACATCTGGCTCGTACAACGTAAAAGATGTTTACTCAGCACTTCCTGGCACTGACGTAACAAACAGCCGAATCGGTTCGTTCGGTTCAGTACAGCGCGATGCAATGGTTACACAGCCAATGCGCACAAAGCGTGTTCGTGACTTGTTCCCAGTTCGCACAACAACTGCAGCAGTTATCGAATACTTCCGTCAGCTCGGCTTCACCACTCCTATCCAGGAGGGTTACGGCTTCGCTGCTGGTGTCAACTCAGCTTCAACAATTGCTGAGCGTAACGGTGGAAACAGCGCATTTGCGTTGAAGCCACAGTCATCGTTCTCATTCGTTGGTGAGCAGGCACCTGTTCGCACATTGGCACACTGGGAAGCTGCACACCGCAACGTCCTTGCCGATGAGCCACAGCTGCGTTCAATCATCGACAACGAGTTGATGTACGGACTTCGTTTGCTGGAAGACAACCAAATTCTTAACGGCGATGGCGCTGGCGAGAACCTCTTGGGCGTTTTGCAGACACCAAACATCCAGACGTACGCATGGTCAGACGGTGCAACACTTCCAGTGGTGGACACCAAGGCTGACGCAATCCGTCGTGCTGCAACACTGTCCTTCTTGGCTTACTACGAGCCATCGGGCGTTGTATTGCACCCGAACGACTGGGAAGACATCGAGTTGACGAAGGACGAGCAGGGTCAATACCTCATCGCAGTTTCGGTTGCAATGGGTGGCGAGCCACGCGTTTGGAGAATGCCAGTTATCGACACTCCAGCAATGACAGAAGGAACCGGCCTCGTCGGTGCTTTCGGTACTGCTGCACAGCTGTACGACCGCGAGCAGGCTTCAATCCGAATTTCGGAACAGCACTCAGACTTCTTCGTGCGCAACGCAATCGTGATTCTTGCAGAACAGAGACTTGCTCTGGCTGTCAAGCGTCCAGAAGCGTTCGTTTCGATTGACTTCGACGGAGCTCCAGAAGCGTAATTCAAACCAAGTAAAAGCAAACCTCACGTTTCCAGCAATGGGGGCGTGAGGTTTTTGCTTTATATAGGATGATTTCATGAAAGAAAATGAAGCATTTAGATATGTGGGAATTTTCCCAGACTTTCAGAATCTACTGAATAAGGTTTTATCCTTCAATGACCTAGATTGGAGTGAATATAGGGGTAGAAAAAACACAGGGGGGATAGCCAGTTATCACACCGAGACAATCCCGTTGAAGTATTCTCCAAAGTCCAATGAGTACAATCCAGAAAAGCACCAACATTACGAACAATTCAGTTCGGACATAATGGAAATATGCAAAATTGTCGGAGAATCCATTGGTCAAGTTTCAGAAACGTCCTCGATGTTGACAAGGATGAACCCTGGAGGGATTATTAAGCCGCACAAAGACCAGGGAGTGGTCACCAGAAACACTCACAGAATACACATACCTATTGTCACAAATAGCTCCTGCACATTCACGGTTGGTGGTATTTCTAAGAATTTAAAACCAGGGGAGATTTGGGTGATAGACAACACCAACAGGGTTCACAAAGTCGACAACAATGGCTCCACTCACAGGATTCATATGATTGTTGACGCTAGCTAGTGTTATCATTTGTTGTCCTCTAAATCGATGAAAATATGGGAGAATTACGTAATGAACGAACTAGATGACGAACAACTTTTCGAAGAACTACTCAACCTCAAGGTAGAAGTAGCATCCGACATCGACGAGGCAGATTTAATGCCTATCTACGATGAGTACTTCTCGTCAAAAGTTTTTGATAGCTATATGGACGGTTCTGGTTTACCAGATGATTTAAACACCAAGGCATCGGATGGTCCGTGTTGGCCTGGATACAAACAAGTTGGAATGAAGATTGGCAAGAGCGGCAAAAAGGTTCCGAACTGTGTTCCAGTTGATGGAAAATCTGCAAAGCCAAAACTAAAAGACCCGAAGGGTGGTCTGACTGCAGCCGGTAGAGCGTACTTTAATAGAACTGAAGGTTCAAATCTAAAACCAGGAGTAAAGGGTGCTGCTGATACACCAGAGAAGATGCGTCGAAAGGGTTCATTCCTTACAAGATTCTTTACAAATCCATCAGGCCCAATGGTTGACGAAAAAGGTAGAGCAACACGTTTGGCGCTTTCTGCTACTGCATGGGGCGAGAGAGTTCCAAAGAATGCAGAAGATGCTGCTGCATTGGCAGCAAAAGGAAGAAAACTTCTTGAAAGATATGAGAATTCAAAAAAGAAGTCAGAAGAATTCTATGGCCTAAAGATAAAAGACGATAAATCTGCTCTTGGGCAATCGATAGGACAGCGTTCCGGCGGTGCGCCCCCTCCAGGAAGCAACCCAGAAGATGAAGTCGACCGCGATGGTGATGGAAAGATTTTCGACGGCACAGAAAATGAACAGGCCAAGCCCAAAAAACAAAGAGAGCCGTACAAGAAACTGAGTAACTCATTCCTTGAAAAACGAAGAAGACGAGAAGTTCAACGTGAATTAGCAAGGCAAGGAATAAAACCGACACGAATGGGAAGAATTGTTCCAGAAGAGGACGACAAAGGTCAGATTCAGAATCAGATTTACGACAGGCCTGAAAAAGAAAGAGACGCAAGAGCTGCGGCAAGAGAAAAGTTCAATCAGGATGAAGACAGAAAGCGTTTTGTCCGTAATCAGTTGAAAAAACAAGGAATTACGGCAAACGCCAAAAAAGAAGACCGTGATGAAAAAGAACGTGCAGCCCGCAGGGCAGCAAGAGCTGAATACGATAGAAGGGTTCGTGCTGGAGAATCAAAAAAACCAGCAACTAGTTCAGAACCACCCAAAAAGCCCAAGCCAAATCCTCCATATCCAAAGGGTTACGAGCCAGGTAAACCAGCAGACAGATACCCAAACCCAGAGAAGAAATACCCACCAGGTCAGAAGCCTTCCCCATCGAAGCCACGCGACCAAAAACCAGCGGACAGGTACCCAGAGCCAGGCAAGAAGTATCCACCGGGCCAAAAGCCGTCTCCATCTAGTCCGCGCGACCAAAAACCAGCCGATAGGTATCCAAAAACCAGCAACCCTTCTGCAACGCGCCCTGGTGCTGACAGAACAGAGCAGGCAAGTGGTCCGGCAAGAGGCCCACGAGTTGACAAGGACAAAAATCCAGACCCAGGATTCTTTAGACCAAAGCCACAGGTCGGACCTCCTGCTCCAAAAAGAACACCAGATAAAAACACCGGAACAGCACGCTAATAATGGAGCGGTTTTGGTATGGGGCTACGGTCCTTAATGTCGTAGACGGAGACACCGTGGACCTGATGGTCGACCTGGGGTTCAGTGTTCATCACAAGATTCGTGTTCGCTTGTATGGAGTGAACACTCCTGAATCAAGAACCAAAGACCTTGCAGAAAAGGAATTGGGATTAAAGGCTAAATCTTTTACCAAGGATTGGCTAACTAATCACAAGTGGGTTTTTGTAAATACAATTCCAGACAAAAATGACAAGTACGGGCGTGTTCTTGCAAGAATATATAGCTCGGAAAAAATAGACGACCCGTCTACCGCATGTCTAAACAAAGACATCATTCAATCAGGTTACGCCAGAGAGTATTATGGAGTTGGCGATAAAACATGGTCGGAATTCAAAAGGGAAACAAAATGACACAGACATGGGGAAACTTTTCCGGAAACATAAAAGGATTTAGGTTCTTGTCAAAAGCAGCTTTAGAGAGCTGTCCAAAAGCGACAAAAGACATTGCTGTAAACCTGCGCAATAGAAAAAAAGCTATCGATACCGCCATGTACGGACCGCTCAATCCAGCAGAACAAAACACTGAATACTGGTCAAAGCTCGCAAAAGAATGGGACACAACTGAAGCGCAGGCCAAAAAGCAGCTGTGCGGCAATTGCTCACTATTCATTGTCACCCCAGAAATGAAGGACTGTATTAACGCAGGAGTCACTGGTGGTGAAAGACAGGATGAATGGGCGGCTATCGATGCCGCTGGTCAACTCGGATACTGTGAAGCATTTGATTTCAAGTGCGCATCCAAGCGCACCTGTCGAGCATGGGTTGCTGGTGGACCAATTACAAAGGAAAAATAATGAGAGTCTGGATTGACCAAGACCTATGTACTGGAGATGGCCTTTGCGCGGAAATAGCACCAGATGTGTTTACGATGATGCCAGATGGTTTGGCGTACGTCAAAGAAGGGGACAAGATATTTGCCTCTTCTGTGGGAAACCCCGAAGGAGCCCAAGGAATGGCTTCTTTCGCAGACGAAAGACTATCTGACGTAATTGAAGCTGCCGAAGAATGCCCTGGTGAGTGCATCTTTATTGAGCCGTAAAGGTGGAGCTCCAGATAGAAGCCAAGGCGTGGCTTGATTGCAACCCAAAACATCTCTGGATATTTGACAAACTAATAATTTCCCGGCTTTCTGGGCATATCTGCGGGCCACGTGGTATTCCAGTTCCAAAGCCAGGCGAGTACTTTGTGAAGCCGGTGGTGAACATAGAGGGTATGGGTGAAAAGGCTAGAAAAGTTTATTTAGAAAAAAACACAGTTGAACTTCTGCATCCGGGGGAATTTTGGTGTGAAGTATTCGAGGGTGAACATTTAAGTATCGATTACACAAAGTATGAGCCCACATTGAAAGTGGTTGGTACAAAGCATAAAGAAAAGCCATACCAGAGGTTTGCCAAGTGGGAAAAAACGGACAAATGGCACCCACTACCCCAGTTCATAGGGTTAATCCCGCTTCAATACAGAACAATAAACTGCGAATTTATTGGCGGAAAACTAATTGAAATTCACCTAAGAGGAAATCCAGACTTTGCTTACGGCAATACGTCTGTAATTCCTGCATGGAAAGATGAAGCAGACCCAAAGCCTGAAGGGTATAGATTTATCAGCGACGAAGGAACCTACGTTGAAAGAGCTGGAATCTACGTTAAGTAGTCTAGAAGCCGAGCTTTTCCTTCTCAAACTGCCTCCACTCACGGGTTGTGCCAGCTCCGTATCCGTCATATGATTCTACGGAATTCATGACGAAGCGGTGTGCAGCGGCTAGTAGGGCAAATGAAGCGATTAGAGCGATTAGTGTCATGATGTCTATTATGGCGTTTAATCTTGTTATAAGATGAACATACACAAAGTATCTCTAAAATAGATAGGAACAATCATGAATGTAAATAGACCAAAAATTGGTAAAAATAACTCTTTTATAGTCACCATTGTTTTTGCGCTATTCGTCGCGATAACTTCAATTCCTCTTGTAAAAAAGATGTGGAATAAATTGAGTTTTATTAATCCGGAGATGTTTGAGTAGGGCCACCTTTTTCCTCATACCGCTCGTAGAGATTCTTTACAGCAGCGTCTGGTGTACTCCCAACTCCAATCATTTCTGATTTTTCAGACATCCAAAAATCAACAGCGTCGCAATCACCGCCGAATAGGTATTCTGAAATCCCTATTTCGTCGAAACTTTTAAAATTACCAATCGCGAACCACTCCCCACCTTCGTATATGCCGCTGTATCTAGATTGAAAAACCGCAACAGGGTATAGGTCGTATCTTGGCTCGAACATCACATTAAAATCCATTTTGAAGGGATTGAATTTCCTCATCACTCAAACACTGTTGTAATCATGTGCCCATTGAAATGCTCTGGAGGGGGCATATCACGAACCACAAGCATCCGTTGCACCCACCTGTCGGTTCCATCGTATCTTGGCTTGAACGGCTTTCGTCCGTGGACCGTACGGTCATTATTTATAACAAGCAAGTCTCCAGTCTTCAGGACAACTTCTCTTGTTGAGGAATTCACAGCGTCACGCATATCTTGCAGTGCGCTTGCAGCCTGTAGGCGCGAGTCATCGCATCCTTCTCCAACTGCTTTCATGAACCAGGAATCGTAAGTTATCTTCCAGTTGTTCTCATTGTCTAGTCCTATTTTTTCCAGTATCGGCGTAGCCACGTGCAAGTCTGGCTGCCCTTCAGACCTAAAGCTTTGGTCTATTTGCGTGGTAAACCATTTCTTCTGAAGGATGGAAATAGCTTCTCGGCTCAACTTCGAGACTATGTCGAAATCATCTGCGTATGTTGTAGCTACAGCATCATCGCCACGCAGGCAAAGCAAGAGAACATAAGACGGTCTATATGGGTGAAATGATGATTCTGTGTGCATCTCCAATTCAACCTTGGATGATGTAGAAATCTGCTGATTTTCGGTCTTTTTCACGGGCAGAAGATTCTGTATTAGCCGACCCTCCTGCTCCTGCAAATACGAAACTGGATAACCGAGCATGGAGCCATACTCTTTTAGTACTTTTATGCTATCTGGGGTTAATGAGTCGTCGACCATCGACGTCATTGGGGTCGGCGGTATTTCGCCAACTTTATGATTTCTGTAAATAGTTATGCCCATGGCATGATATATTCTACCCCACCTGGAGCCCTTGGTGGGATTCGAACCCACTCTCTCCTCATTACAAGTGAGGTGCATTGCCAATTATGCTTCAAGGGCGTGGAGGAACGGGAGGGATTCGAACCCCCGGGCCTTTTGAGCCGTCCGCTTTCAAGGCGGATGCGTTTGTCCACTCTGCCACCGTTCCGTGGTTTAACTAATACTAGTGCGCGTCGGGTAGGACTCGAACCTACAGTCTACAGATTAGAAGTCTGTTGCCTTATCCGTTTGGCCACCGACGCATGTCCTTTACTTTATCGGACAGGCACCAGTTGCGCAATTGTCGAGGTCTAAATCACCCATAAAAGTCACATCTTGCAGTGGTGTGGAGAAATCAACCTTGGCAAGCATCTTGTTGTACTCGTCCTTGGTGATTTCTTCATATGGAGGCAACGAGAAGTTATGGTCAACGTGCAACAAGAACGAAACTGACTTAACGCTCTTGTCGTAGTTCTTTGAAAGCCATTCCTGGATTTCCCCAAGTTCCTCTTTGCGGTAATAGACGGTCACAGATACGGCATTATCTGCCCACTCTGTTTGCATCTTCTTAACCCATTCAAGCTGTTCGATTGCCGTCATTGCTGAGGCGAGCACCGAACCCTCTGGCGACATGCATGGGAAATCCACAACATAGCGAGTGTGGTCCTCTCGACCATCAATCCCAATATCCCACTGAATCTTGTATCCACGCTTGCGGCAAGCCTCGACAAGCGGGTCAGACGAACCGAAGCGAACACGTCTCACATAGTACGGAGCAAATGCAGGGTGGATTCCAGGAGTTACTCCAGGAAGCAATGAAAGCGTTCCTGATGGCTGAACCGTCGTCAAACGAACCGATGCTGGCCATCCGCGCTCTGCTGAGTACTGCTTGTCAAATTCCTGCAGGTACTCGTAGGCAGGAGATAGCCACGAAACCTGTTCTTCTGAACACTGGAGGATTCCTGTTACCGACTGTCCGAGTCGCGCGTTCTTGCTGACGATACTTGTGGTCTTCTCGTACGGATACGCCATGCGAGTAATTTGTTTTTGCGTCTTGTAAAGCAAACGAGAGATTTCTTTAAATTGCTCAAGCGACTCAACGTTAGGCAAGAATATGGTTGCCAAGTTGCACGACTCTCCATCTGCTAGCGCAATTTCTGCACATGGATTAAAACCCTCAATTGAGTTGTCAGGCTTGGCCTCACCAAGTCTTCCGAACTTGCGAGCAAGTCGACGATTCAACAAACCGTAAGGCTCGCCGGTTCCGTCGTACCCCTTCCAGAGTTCGGTCATAATTTCGTCGTAGTGGTCGGCGTAAATGGAGTTGTTTGAGTTGGCTCTCCATGCTGGAATATTCCCAGATGCCCAATTTTTTGCACGAAGGAAAAGAACGTCATCCGGGTCGCCCATTGCAATCTGCGCTGAACGGCGTGATGAACCAGAGACGACAATGCGGCCAATGATGTTGCAAATATCGAGCACATCAATCGAACGGAGTTTCTTGCCCTCACGGTTCTGCATTACTTTCGCAATATCCGCAATTCCATCAATTAGTGCTCCAGGACCAGATGCGGTGCCGCCAAATGTCTTCAACGGTGCGCCATATTCACGAATGAGAACTGTTGAATACGAGAACGACTTGCCCGTATCAAAGTATGACTTCAATACTGCGTGAAGAAGTCGCTTCCAGCCTTGACGCGAGTCAGGGACAATAATGTCTGCATCGTTACTACGTTCGTGTGTGATTGTTACACCCAACTTAACCTTTGGTAAGTCGTGAATCTTCGAACGCTCTACAGAGAAACCCACACCGCCACCGAGCATGAGGTATTCAAACAAGAGTTCGAAGTCTTCAATTTTTTCGATGTTGGTGAAGTAGCAGTTATTTAGCGAAGTTGCGTTGAACTTCTGAACAAGTGGTGTTCCTAGTTGCCAAAGCGAACGGCCCGAAAAAGAACAACGAAGATTAAAGCAATGGTCAAAAAGCGCTTCCGCTTCTTCTTTTGTGTAATCAACACCGACCTCCATCGCGCCGTTGATTACTCGCTGAAGAGTTTCTGTCCAAGTTTCGTTGTTGCCATCTTCTTTTTTGCGGCTGTATGTGCGGAGAAAAACGATTTCTCCCATGCCGTTAAAGCCCCATGGAGCCTGTTTTTGGGAATACGAATCTACGAACGATTGGTCAAGCGAAGTCATGATTTTTCCTGTGTGATAGTGGTTTGAGTAGGTATCGATTTTAACTTAACCGAGAATACTGAAAGGGTCTAAAGTCGTAGTAACTTTGCTCTTATTTTGACCAGTTTTTAATTAACCCAAGTCTCTCGGCTTCGGCATATGGTATCTGCTTGCCCTTCTTGTGCAACAGAACTTTTGTTTTTATAGATGGTGTTATTTGTCTCTCTTCGTGGATGTCCTCTTCAACTAGATAGGTTTGGACAACCTTGAGGGAGTCAGATAACCCAAATCCAGATATCCTTGTGTGCGAAGAATCGCCACCAGCGCAATCCCCTGTTGGGTGACCGCACACGAGGCAAGGACTCCTGTCCGCAGGGAGAATTGTTACATTATCAAAAAGGTTTCGCGAACGACCATACATGTCGTCGTAGGAGTTGTCATAAAATGGCATATGCGATAATTATACTTTAATAAAATTCCTGTATATGAAATCCATTCATTTTTATTAGGCCCCTTAGCTCATCGTAGGCCTCATTTGGAAGACCTTCAACGATTTTGTTCTTTAGTGCCCGTCTCATTGACTGAGGGTATTTTGAGTTCCTAAAATTCTTTCCCCCGCCGTTTGTATAGATAAGGGTGTCAAACCACTTCAAGGTTCTGCCAAGCTCGTAGGAGTAGGGGACGGCAAGAATGGTTGTCACAAAACCGTTGTCATTTACGGCCTTTTTATCAAGGGTTACGTTGGTTACGGTAATGCACTCTTTTACCGGCTTTGAAGCATCCAAAAAGGCGTCGGATAGAGCTAGGCCTTCCGTCTCTGCCATATCCGCAGAACAGTACCCCTCAGCAACCATGGTTATCGACGACACGCCCCAGTATCGCCTCAGAACGGCGCAGAGCTCCGCACAGCGGGCCAAACGCTCCTCTGGGTCTATCTTCATCAAATCCTGCCTCATTTGGCACACAATCACCAGTTCGTCACGCTCCCAGCCAAAGAAGTTGATTGAAAGGTCCTCCCCGATGCCAAACTCTTTCACGCTGGTGGATTTGGCTAATTGGGCCGCCGTTATAGCAAGGGCAATTTTACTATAATCGTTGTCATATGAACCTTCCACCTTCACAGCCTACGCTGGGCCGCCTCGCGGCAGGGGAGGTAGTTACGCTGTCGCCGTTGAGGGTTTGCTAGTGTTTAGTCTATGGCAACATCAAAGAAAAAGACAACATCAAAGAAGGCTCCTGCTAAAAAGACTGCTGCAAAGCCAGCTGCAAAAAAGGCTGCGCCAAAAAGCACTTTCTCCAAAGCGGAGGATTTCGTTGAAGAAATTGCAGCTAAGCAAATTGCCGAGCATGCAGACAAAATCGAGAAGTTAATCGACAGCATTCCGTCACAGGTTTCCGTTGATGCTCGTGGCGTAAAAAAATGGTTGCGAAAGTTCTTTAAGGGTCTCTCAAAGTAACTTAGTTTTCCACCATAATGGTGGGCTGTGACAACCGAACATCGCAAAGCACCACGCCAAGACGTGGTCCAAATCACCCGCGAGGGTGCATGGGGAAAAGTCGAATATAGACACCTGCTTTCATGCGGGCATACAGAAACTCGCGCACGTGCTGCATCGACCCCAAAATTAGCTTGCGCATGGTGTCTTCGCGCAGTTCAAAAAGATGGAGTAATGAAGGCTCTGACAGCTGGGGCCGTCCTAGCAAACATCGACGACAATATAAAATTTGTTGAAGAAGAAATCGATATAAGCAAAATGAAAGCAGCAATTGCTTCAAGGTTTAAAATACCCTTGGAAGCAATCGATATCGTTGCAACAGACATCTCTGGAAATCTTGTAGTAAAACACGCTCTGGTATTTCTTTCCTCATCCGACGTCGCTAGGATAACCAAACCTAACCCGACCTAAGGAGTCAAATTGTTGCAAAACTGCGATGCGCCACCAGCCGAAGGAAATTGCAAAGGGCACGATGTTGACAAATGGTTTCCGATAATCGAAAAGGGACTACCGCGCGGGCAGTGGGAGAAATACAGGGCTGATACAAAAGAAGCCATTGAGTTATGCAACTCATGCGCCAGTCAAGAACACTGCCTTGAGTACTCACTGAGACATGAGCCAATCGGTATTTGGGGTGGGAAAACAGAATCGGAAAGAGCCCTAATCAGAAGCAATGAGGGAATTACCCTTTCTCGCGAAGCGCGAATCTTTCTTCCAGGGATAGGTCGAAGGAACGCTAACGGATATGCCTACAAAGGAAATTACAGGCTCAAGGACGCTGCCATAAAAAGAGCGTTACGAGAAACACAATGAATGCTCCCGGGCCAATTGTCCAAAACTTCTTAGACCGGCTTGACGGTGTACGCCAAAGCGGTGGCAACTTCATGGCTCGCTGCCCGTGCCGCAACGATGACAACAACCCGTCCCTCTCTGTCAGCGAGGGGACTGATGGCCGAGTACTCGTTCATTGCCACAGAGGTAATGGGTGCGATGCTGCAGAAATATGCGCGTCGGTAGGTCTTTCCATATCTGACATAATGCCGCAAAATGGCACGAGCACAATTTATGAAAAGTCGATTGTAAAAAAAGACAAACAGCAAACGCCAAAGCAAGCACCAAAACCGATTGTCAAAGATGACCTTAAATTTGTCTGTTCCTATGACTACATTGACGAATCCGGTGAATTGTTATTTCAAAAAGTCAGATACGTAAATCAAGATGGAGTCAAGACTTTTCGACAGAGAAAACCAGTTGAGAATGGTGGATGGTCATACTCGCTTTCGGAAGTTCCTAAAATTCTCTACAACCTGCCAGCAGTTCTTGCTGCGAAAGAGTCTGGAACTCCAATATGGGTTGTCGAAGGCGAAAAGGATGTAGACACACTCACGGCTCTCGGCTATGTCGCCACGACAATGCCTGGTGGGGCTGGGCACTGGCTCGACATACACACCGAAGCTCTTGCTGGTGCTGTCGTTGACATCGTTGCAGACAACGACTCGCCCGGATTGGAGCATGCAGCGAAGTTGCTTAATGTTCTCACCATTGCTGGATGCGATGTTCAGGCCTGGATTTGCCCAGAAAAAAAAGATATTACCGACCACCTCAATTCTGGAGAAACATTTGAGACGCTCGTAGCATTTTCTCCAACGTCAGAACCGTCCTCTGAATACATTGATGGTATCGACAACGCCGAAAATATTGAGAATGGTCCAAAAGATAACAACGAACCGGTTGAAGAAAAAACAGAATCGATATATGACTCTGCTTTAACAAAGATTCAAGACCTTTTTGTAAGAGATGACCTCAGCTCTGGTCAAATTATTTCCAAGGTGTCGATGATTCTCTCGGCAACAACATCCAAACAAATAACCGACCCGGGCAGACTCGTTCAGTGGAATGATTTTATTTCAGAGCAGGTTGATGATTCCTACGACTGGGTTATCCCTGGTCTCCTAGAAAGAGGGGAGCGAGTAATCGTTGTTGCCGCGGAAGGTGTCGGAAAAACGATGCTTGCGAGACAGGTCGCGCTTTGCGCCGCCGCAGGAGTTCATCCATTCACCTACGGACAAATGAAACCAGTAACCACACTTACAGTTGACCTTGAAAACCCAGAAAGAATCATCAGAAGAGCGTCCTCTGCAATTGTCACACAGGCCATGCGAAGAGGCCATGTAGCGCGGATTTATGGTGAGGTTTTAACCAAGCCTTCTGGAATGGACTTGCTCAAACCAGAGGACAGACTGATTCTAGAAGAAGCGATTGAGCGTGTTAAGCCAGACATTCTAGTTATGGGTCCTCTGTATAAAGCATTTGTTGACCCAGGTGGAAGAACGTCTGAAGCAATCGCGGTTGAGGTGGCAAAATATCTTGACACGATTAGAACAGTTTACGGCTGTGCGCTTTGGCTTGAGCATCATGCTCCGCTCGGAACAACGGTCACAACACGCGAGCTTCGTCCATTTGGTTCTGCGGTTTGGTCGCGCTGGCCGGAATTTGGTATATCTTTGCAACCCGACCCAACAGCCAATGAGCCGTATGTTTACGACGTACGGCACTTTAGGGGCGCCAGGGACCAGCGTCAGTGGCCTCTAAAAATCAAACGGGGCAAGATATTCCCATTCGAAGTGATTGAGTTCATGAAAGTTGACTAATAACTCACTAAGATAGGGAAATGAGCGAAGACAAAAGCAATAAAATTGCAACGCGTGAATTCCTCGGAGAAAGGGACATGCGTATTTTCAAACTTCGCCAAGCGGGAACATCGACGTCAGAAATAGCGCGACGTTTTGGAATGACCACAAGCGCAGTATCCAAAGCAATATCTAGGCAGCTTGAAAAAATGAACAGAGAAACCCTCATGGCTTATCCTGAGGTTCTTCGCCTAGAGCTTGAGAGGCTCGACAGCCTACAACAGGCAATCTGGCCACTCACACAGCACCGCAGGCAGGTCATGGATGACGGTACAGAGGTTGCCGTTGAGCCAGACCTCAAAGCGATACAGCAAGTTCTTTCGATAATGGACAGAAGAACAAAACTTCTTGGCATGGACCAAACAAACATCAGCGTACAAATGGATGTTGGCAACAAAACCAGCGAAACCATAAAAGCCACGCTTGCTGGCTCTGACCAATTAAAACAAATAGGAAACACATTTGACCCAGAATCAGAAGCTAGACAGCTGCTTCAATTAATGGGCATTTCTGGCGTTCTTCCAGAGAGCGCTGTTCGCCAAATGCTCGGGGAAGCAGACATCGAGGATGCTGAGATAGTATCCATAGAGGAACCAACCGAGGAGCAGGACGAACATGAGTGACAGCAATCTTGAAGCTGCAATGAAGGCGGTTGCCGATTCTGACGACATGTCCGTTAGACCCATAGAAAAAGAAGACGACGGCCCAACCAATACTTCTGTACTTATAAGGACTACGGGCGAGGTTAGAGAAAGATGGAGACAGGCCGCCGAGGTTGATGGGAAGACAATGTCTGCGTGGATACGTGAAGTTCTGAACGCCAAGGCGAAGACGCTTCTTGAATGCGAACACCCTTCGGTTAGAAAATACCCGTGGTCTGTTACTTGTCTAAAATGCGGTCAAAGACTGCAATAAACACTTAACACCTCTCCACGTTTTTATCACCTATTATTTTATTCGGAGAAACAAATGTCAAATAGAAACGATAAATCAAAAGCATACGGCCCAGAATGGGTTGAAGCTTCTGTTGGTGAATTTTTGGCAAGTTTTGACTCTGGTTTTATGGAAAAATCTGCGAACAGCTCCTATACCAAGCCGGAATTAAGGGAGCGAATTAAGTCTCGCATTTTGGCTGGCTCTGACGGAGGAAAACCAGGCCAATGGTCAGCTCGAAAGGCCCAGCTTCTTGCCGTGCAATACAGAAAAGCTGGAGGCGGCTATCGCGGAGGACTCAGCAAAACTCAAAGGTCGTTAAAGAAGTGGACCAAAGAAAAATGGACTACTAGTGATAGAAAACCGGCGAACAGAACTGGTGGGATGCGTAGGTACCTTCCTGCCGCAGCATGGGAAAAACTCACACCAGCCCAGAGGAAAGCAACAAACAGAAAAAAAATAATGGGCAGTAGAAGAGGAAATCAATTTGTTCCGAATACTGCAAGAGCGGCAAGGGCTGGAAGAAGTGCACGAAAGTCTAACTAGCCATGCCAAAATTTGATGAAGAAGATGACGAGCTGGTTGGCTTAATAAAACAATACGAAAAGTACGTCATCTCCAAGCAGGGCGAGGTAGAGGATTTCGATGAGTGGCTAGAATCCGTCTATGGCAATTCCAGGTCCAAGGTAATGAAGCCGTCAAAAAAGGGTAAGGGCTCAATGAAAAGTGGGAACATTGAATACCCCTGAGGAGCCCCCGCAAATTGTTTTTAGATTCAAAACAGGCGAACTAGTTCATGATGTCCAACCAGCCGAAGCCAACAAAATAAATGATGACTCGGCTGGTCAGAAATGTGTCTAATAGCCCTTTTTGATAAGGGACTTGAATTCTTGTTCAAAAATTTCATCGTATTCATCTTGGTGGCGATGCTGTAGGACAAGGTGTGTGCGTCTCCGCGCCTCTTGTCTGGTTGAGTTCATTTGCTTTCGCAGAACTCGTTCTTCTTCACTCAGTTTTCGTCGACCTCGACTGAGGCCGTTGTCTTTAAGTTTATTGTATTCAGACATTAGTAATAACTCCTTTATGTCCGTCTATTTGTAGGTCGACTTAGACATTAGTGACTAAAAATTATATTTGCAACCCACCGGTCAATATTTCTGCATATACTTGACACATGAACTCAATAGACGAAAACCTTAACCTACTCTCAAAGCGCCTAGTTGAAGAACCACAATCAACCATATCCGTGGAGAGCGTAATAGATATGTTGCTGGATGCACAAAATCAGCTTGAATCAATGGCAATACCATTCGATGGAGATGCCTTAACAAAAATGTTGAATAAGTCGAGAAAATAAAAAACCCCCGTTTCTGCGTCTCGGCGCAGATTTAACGAGGGTTTGTTTATTTAAAAAAAATGAATCAGAATGGTTCTGATTCGCCATCAGCGCCGACGCCAACTGGCTGACGACTAGCGGATGCTGGCTTTGAGCGACGTTGAGCCGGAGCAGATGAACCGCCCTGTGCTTGAGCGCCGTCCTGCTTGGTGCGTCGAGTAACTTCCTCAATGCTGCGAGTGTTAATTGCAATTTCATCCGCAATAACTTCTACAGTTGAGCGCTTGTTGCCCGTTTCTTTTTCTTCCCATGACCGCTGCTCTAGGCGTCCAGTCACGATTACGCCGATTCCTTTTTCCAGTGTCTTTGCAGCATTTTCTGCTGTGTAGCGCCATGCGACGATATTGAAAAAGGACACCTTTTCCTGCTTCTCGCCTGCCTGGTCGTACCAAACATAGTTTGCGGCTACTGAAAACGACAGGCGTGCCTGTCCATTTGATGTGAAAGTGAGTTCCGGTTCCGCCGTAACGTTGCCGATAATCACCGTTGGTGCTGGGTTCATTTCTCTCCTTGGTTTACGTGTGCCGAAGTCGGACGACTGCGACAAGTGCAACTTTAGCACCGCTGGTGATAGAATGCAACTTATGACAACAACAAAAGAAGAAGCACGGCTAAACCTGGTTGAGCATATAGCAGGGGTCCTTTTGTATTTCTACGTAGATGACGACATGAGTGACGACGATGTCGAAGAAGCATCGAACAACTGTGGTGACATTGCCAGCATTGTTGTTCAGTCGCTAAATCTTGATATTTACGACGTTGTTTCCGAAAATTCATTCAAAACTTCAGTCAATTTAGAAGATTTTGAAAAATTTATTACGAGCCTCCAATCCCGTACGGTTATTGGGGATTAGGGATACTCGTCAAGAGTTAAACAATCGCTGAGGTTGCAACCGCCAAATAATTTGGTAATATTGAAGTACCCGATACTGACATAGGCAGGTTAGTTACTACAACCTGTTGCCCTATCCGCCGAGTTCAGGAGAAAAAAATTGAAGCAAATCACAGGATGGTCTATTTCTATACTTTTTGGAGCCCTAGGGATTTCTATCCCGGGTGGGACAAAGGCGGAGGTAGCCATGCTGGCTCCTCAACCAGCCGTCTCGATGATAACCCCAGACAGGATGGAGGACGCCAAAACCAAGCAGTTATTACTGGATAACTACTCATTTGGCGAGCAAGGTAAACGAGTCATGAACCTCCAAAGAGCAATCGGAAGCGTCAGGGTTGACGGAGATTATGGCTCCATTACTCGCCGTGAACACATTGAAAAACTTAAATCACTAAACCTCCCGACGAATAATGTTCCTTCTCCTCCAATGAGCTCCGTGTACAACATTCCATCCGATTTATCCAAGCGTTGCCCTAAATGGGAATCGCTATTTCAAGATGTAGGACTAGAGCCTGTAGAGGTATTTTCCTACATCGCATGGCGCGAGAGCGGGTGCAACCCAGCTGCCCAAAATGCCAAATGGGATGCAAATGGGAATATGACCTATGCCCTCAATAAAGACAAGTCCTACGACACTGGCCTCCTTCAAATAAATTCATCCTGGAGGTCCAAGGTTGCAATGGTCTGCGGGGAAAAGGCAATTGACAACAGGATGGACGGGCTGAAAGATGTCTCCTGTAATGTCAAGTTCGCAAAATGGATTATGGACAACTCTCAGGGCAAGCTCGGCAATTGGAGAGTGTACGAGAACTAAGGTTGTGAATCGAATTTAGCGCTGGCATGATTAGTGGATGGTTGCAGAATTTGATATCCCAGCACGAAAATTTGATTTTAAAAAAGACCTCGCATATGGCAAGCAGGGCGAATCACTCGTATCAACCTTCCTTGACGACATTTCTGACGGCTCCTTTGAAGTAAAAAGCGACAGGTATAGGAATGGTCGCATGGTCGTCGAAACGGACCAAAATCCACGCGGATACAGGGACGTCAATGGGGTACAGGTCTGGAATAAAAGCGGAATAAACATAACTACCGCAAAGTGGTGGGTTTATATTTTTTCCCCTGAGGGCGCATTTGTTGTTGTCTCGGTTGACAGGCTAAAAAGATATTTGCGAGCATTTCCAGAAAGATTTAACGCATCCAATAAGATGAATCTTGGTGGGGCGGACAATCCTGCGAAAGGTTTTCTTCTCATGCCCGAAGACGTCCGAGATATGATGATTAACCCAAAATATGACGAGCAAGGATAGTTAAATGTCGGAAGAACAAGACCAACTGGACATAATTGAAGAACTCAAAAAAAGCCCTAGCCCATTTGCCCAAACAGTAATAAATGAAATAAAAGCCTTACGAGACAGCATGGTTTTAATTCGTCTCGATAGAGACAACTGGAGAAACGATTATCAAAAAGAGCGCGACTTAGCTGACGAACTATACGACGTTGTCAGGATGGAATACACAGACCCGGAATATGCCGAGAAGTATTCGTCTGCCGTGACAAAACATAAGACCAGAAGACGCGGGTAGCAATACCCAGATTGGTAAGAAAATTCACATCATGCACAACAAAAGCACGGAGATAAAAGAACTCGCCCAAAGAATCAAAGATGGCTGGTGGAAAAACATCGACATCGATGAGGGGTGGCATCAAATCGTCCTTGACTGTCACAAAGAACTTCTTGCTATCGACCCAAATTATATACCACTTCAAGTGAAGGAAAAATTTGGCGGTCTGAGGTACTACATCGAGATATCAGATTCGTGCCGTGAGCCAAAAGCACTCGGGAAGATAATCTCCAAATACGAAGAAATTGCGGCGCGCACATGCGAGGCAACAGGAGGGCCTGGCGTGCTCATGAAATCAATCGGCGGATGGTACAAAACGCTAAATCCTGAGTATGCTGACAAAAATCTACACTACGCAAAATACAAAGTAGTCAAGCAGGGAGAAGGGGAGTGACATGTCGCAAAAAGGTACAATTGGAGAAATAACCAAAGCCGGTAAAACAGATTCTTGTATCTATGTAATTTGGCAAACCAGAGACCCGGTTAAGACTTGGTATGTCAATTCAAAAATTGGCGGGAAATTGGCTAGATGCAGGCTGGTGTCGCTAATCGATAGAAGACCCCACGAAATAAATAATGGATTCACCCAAGATGCATGGTCATTTGAGGTTATTGACGAGAAAACATTTCTAAAAATGGCTGGTGGCGGGATGCCGATACCGCCAAGAGACTTATAAGCGAAGGGCCTGCAACCCAGTGAGAAAAGGCGAAAACTAAAATGAGTATTCACAAGCGCGTAGGCAAACGGGGAACCTCCTATCAAGTTAAGTATCGCGATACGAGCGGAAAGCAAATCGCTAAAACTTTTAGAACCAAAAAAGAAGCAAGCTTATTTGAGGCTTTGCAGTATAGGGAAAAAAATAAAAACCGTATTTCCTCACTGGGTGATTACTCGAATTATGGTGCAATGGCAGGGTTGTATGAAACAGAAAAAAAGTTTAAACATGCCGAACATCTTCGACCGACCGACCGACCGCAACCAGCTTATTTGCAATGGCAGCACAATACTGAAAGATGGGACCAAAAAGCTTCGCTATTAGAGGGCTCGGAAGGTTTGGACGAGTTATGGGGCTGGCAAGAAAACCGCTGTGCGATGTGCGGATTCGATGACTCTAAAATCGTAATGGACCACTGCCACGAAAGCGGACTTATACGAGGGCTATTGTGCCACTCCTGTAATTTAAACGAGTCGAGCAACGATGAATTTCGCTGGCAGATTTATCGTAAATTCCCCCCAACAACATTGTTGAATGTAAAAGTTTTCTATAACGATTTTTCATCATGGGGGCCCAAGGAGTGTGTTTTTTCAAAAGAAGCAATTGATACATCCTGGTGGGAGTCGGATAAAGAACTCAGCTACCGAGTGTTAAATGATTTTTGCAATCAAAGGATAAGTTTAAGTTGGATGGGCATAGAACAGTTTTCCAGGCTAATCAAAACATCTATAGAATTTGCAAAAGAGGGCCTGTAGCTCAGTGGTCAGAGCAGGGGACTCATAATCCCTTGGTCGTGGGTTCAATCCCCACCGGGCCCACTCAAACAGACAAAAGGAGAAATAATGGAATATACATACACCACATACAGCGAATGGGATACCGGAAAATACAAGCTGGGTCCTATCCCAAGGTCACCGGAAAAGCAAGTAGCCCTATTAGAGCGTGCCGTTTACGACCTGTTTGAGATGCTCATGGATGAACTTGGCTGGGATAATCCTGGTAGTGTCGCTGACCGCCTAAGCGATGAAGTGAATAGAATTGCTTACCGTGCATACGAAAAACACTGCTAGGTCGTGGTTTCAATCCCCATTGGCCCACTACAATTAGTAAATGAAAAAACTGTTAATCCTCACGTCTATTATTTTGGCATCCTGTGGTTCTGGAAGCTCCGCCGACACGAGCTCAGCAGACCAGGTTTACTTGGCTGTCGGAAATGGGGTTCCTGCGTGTAGAAGTTCGGATATTGATATCAATATCGCCAAGATTAATTCTTCGTTTAAAAAGTTTGTTTCGGAATTTGTCGCCGATAATTTTTCCATCGCTTCAAAAAATTTGACAGACATTAAGCTCACTATGCATAGTCTGGATTTTCAATATTACGAAAATAGCAATGTGGTTGGATATGCACGTTTAGACAACTCCAGGCTAGATGCCCATGTTGACGCCCTCATAGAAGATGTGTCGTATTGGACAATTTACAGAAATGATTTTTCTGGACAATTTACATACTCTTTAGCACAGCTGAATGTTTCGTATCAAGCTCTATCTTCACAGATTAAGCTGTTCACACAGGGTTATTATTCACTCTGCTCCACGGTTGGCTTCAATACGGAGCTAGTTCCAATTGACGGCTGAGTATTTATTCACATGGCTCGCTATGATGACTAAATGAACTACATCACATTTTCCTGGTATTGGTTAAAATCCCGCCTACCCCACAAGTGCAAGAACTGGCAGACCTTCCTAGGCAGTCAAGCGGCTGGGGTCCTTTTCTGCAGCGTGTGCGGGAAGATAGTGGACGAGACACCAGCCCCATGGGACGGAGTATCTGTCCGCTACGACTACAGCGAAGATTTTTCTGGCGGAACCATCGAGCCATCAAGGTTTAAATTCACAGACAAGTGATAGGTGTTCTTGGGTATGCTCAATCGCCAAACACAAACCGCAAAGGAAATCGATGAAATCAGTTATTAAAGAGGACTCTCGCTCATATGTGATTCTTTGTTATGCAAAGACTCGCAATAAGTGGTTTACAGTAAATGATTACCGCAATTTCCAAATGAACAGAACTGCTTTCATTAAAGATGTCGAACGCAACTTCACATCACTGCAAAAGTATGGATTTCTGGACATCAATACAGCAAACGGTAAAACCGAATACAAAATCAACGAACATGGACTTCTGGAATTAAAAAAACTGGGCGTTATCCGCAAAGAGTCAGAATATGAACGATTTGTTCAAATTGGAAAGACCGGCAGTGAAATGTCCCGAGTATTACGTAAATTAAACCGAAACGCCGCCGCAACCCTGTAATCTAGGCGACGGCTTTCCCCGCGATTTTTTTATTTTTAGCCCTCTATTGGATAAATTTAAACAGCATTAACGACTTGCGCTATATTTATAGCCAGCCAGCAATCCGAACTGGCATAAAAACGGCGCGCACTTTCTAGTTAAATTTATCCTGGATTTCCAAGGCATCTGTTATATTTACACCTAGAGGAACAACACAATGGCACTAATGGAAACAGAGAGAATCAAAGCTCTCCATCTACAAAAGAAACAAACTCTTACACTCACACTGCAAGAGCTCTCCTTTTACACCGAGATTCAGTTCAAGACTTTCGATAACTGGATTAAAGAAGGGTTTATCCCCCCTGCCTACATACAGACAGGTGTCTCAGGCTATGACAGAAGCTTCACCTATGAAGGATGCTTCATTGTTCTACTCCTTGGACAGTTAGAAGAAGCTGGTTTTGGTGCCCAGAAAATGAGGGGACTCATGCCAGTCGTTCTCAGCAAGATGGATGAGCCATATGGATACATAGCAATGGACCTCATGAATCCGGAGCAGGTCATACATGTGCAGGGCAACTATGCAGAACTATCTAGCGAAATACGAGAGCACTTTAGATACGGCACCTCATCGCCAATCGTCATATACGACCTCAACAAGATTCATATCAAACTCATCGACATGGGATTCGACTCAGACATGCGCTGGGAGCTTAAAACGGCGGCCATGCACTTAGGCGATAAGGCTGACTGGACGAGCATACGAGAGCTTGTGACACGCATAGACGACATGGATGCCTACCTGGCGTCAAAAGCCAAGAAGAAGACCTCTAAGAGCCGCTTTAGATAAATCTATTTAAGATACGGCAATCCTAAAAATTTGGTAAACGGGTGCTCACCAAGGGCGAACAGGTGTTCGAAGAGCCCCGCTTACCCCTTTGGAAATCTGGTATTCGATGTGCTAGTATTGTGATAACTACTACACAAAGGGGACATTATGGTATCTAATCCAAACAACTTCACTGACGTATCGAAATTCGCTTGGGAACTAGCAAGGGCGATACAGCGCATAGCGCGCAATGGTGACAGCAATTCGCAAACGCTGCCCGATGGGTTGCGGGTATTGCTCGACACTCAAGGTTCGTTGGTTGCCGACTTGGCTAAGTTGTCCGAGTGGTGCGATGACATTTACTACGCAAACGTAGTCGCTAGCACCAAGTAAAGCGAACGACAACGACGATGGCACGAATACGAAACATAGTTCACCTAAGCGATACGCCATTGACAGCGATTGACTTGGTTCGCTTGTTCCCTGACGCTATCTACAACGCAAGTCGTAACGCCTACAGCATAGGCAACACGCTATTCGTTATGCCCAAGTTCAGCCTCGCTAACAGCAACGATGACGCAGTAGATTATGAGTGATGAACGGCGATAGAGTCTTGGAACTTATGTGCCTAGTGGCATTGGCACTGATGTACTTTGCTATGAAGTTGAGAGACAATGACTAACGCAAGGCGCACGGGTGGCATACGGGCGTCAAGAGATACGCCTACCCCATGAGAGTAGAGAAAGATACACGCAGGTACGCAGTAGTGGAATGTCCCTCGTATGGTGATGCATGGTCGATGTGTCGCTATGACCTACCTGAACACTTCGAGTATCGCTCTACCCTCGTTGGTTGCATGAGGTATATCGCATGGCACGCTGACGATGCCCTCGACTATGTCGTAGTCCACTTGAGGCTCGATGATACCTTCACCGAAGCAGACGTAGTGTGGTCACCTTGCAGTAACAGTAGTGATGACCTAGTGGCGCACTACCGAATGAAGCGAGGAGAGTACGCACTATGAGCAACGCAGTGAAGTGTGACGCTTGTGGTCAAGCGAGGCAGGCCAGTATGCCTACAGCAAAAACGATAGATGGTGGCTGGTACTTGCCCTATGAACACTTTGGTTTCTATGCTGGTTTCACTGACAACCTCGAAGCGTTGATGGCTGATGATGAGCCGAGGTCATGGAGTATCTGCCACGATTGCGTTGTGAAGTTTCTTGATACCTTCCCACTGCTAGCCAAGTCGATAGAGAGTGGCGGTCACCATAGTCCATACGAAGCGAAGCCTTGCTGTAACTACGCATGGTCAAGCACGCTCGAGGGAGAGACAGTGTTTGCTAGTGGTGGAGAGTGGATAGTCGCACCTAAGCAATAGCAGGCCATAAGCCCCGGCATACAGTGTCATAGCACACCCACCTTGCCACCTACCAATGCTTATGAAGTTGGCGCAGTGCCCACGGGTAGCCCTACGGGTGAAACCCAATGCCCATAAGGCTCGCAAATGCTTGACCTGTGACACAAACTACCCTAGTGTAATTAGTACCTACTGAAAGGGGCAGGCAATGAACAAGTACCACACAAACCGAACAAACAGGCGTGACCTAATCACACTCCCGTTGGTGTTTCTCGTTGTGATATTCGCAATGATTGTCGCAATGCGAGGCGATGAGAGTTATCGTTGCGATATTGACCGAGTGATTGCCCAAGAAGGCGACACGCTAAGCGGTCTCGCAGTCAAGTGGTGTCAAGGCAACACGCTGAAGGCAACCGATGACCTAGTAGCGAAGTACGGTCAAGTAATCCAAGTGGGGCAAGAAATAAGGTTCCACGGGTAGCCTACGGGTGACTTGACAGGGACTACAAATGTCCCTATACTTACAGGTGTAAGGAAGTTCTCAACTGAAAGGGAGAAAAAATGACCACGATATTGGTAACGATGGTGTTGATGATGTTCACAGCGGTCGTATCCTTTGGCGCAGGTAGTGCCATTGGATACAAGGCAGGCAGAAAGGTAACGCAGTTTCAGACGGTAAAGCGAGGTGCTGAGATTGTCGCCCCATATGCTCGCCAATTGTTTGGTGAGTTCACAGCCACCAAGTCGAATGATGACTGGCTGAATAACGAATACATCTAACACAGCGAGAGCGAGGGGCAGGTATCACAGCCTGCCCCTTTTGCTGTGTCGATGCAGCCCCGCCATCCACTATAGAGCGGAGGGTGAGTGTATGCTTTCCTTTAGATAAATCTAACTGGAAGTAAGAGCGAGAGGCACGAAGTTATGGCGCATATGCTGGAGACAGACACTAAGGGCGTAGCAAAGATGGCTTATGCAGACCGTGAAGTGCCATGGCACCGCCTAGGAGTGCCTATGAAGGGCTTGCAGACAGCAGAGGCGATGCTTCAGGCAGCGCAGGCTGACTTTGACGTGGTTACAACGAAGGTCGCAGTCGTTGACGCTGATGGCAGTTTGATTAGAAATCCTGACGGCACACCGATTCTCATCAAAGACAGCCGAGCGACAGTAAGAGTGAACCCTGATGGCACCTTTGACGGACTGGCCACCGTAGGCACTCGCTATGTGGTACAGCAAAACCGTGAGTGCTTGGACTACGCCCTCGCAATAGTCGGGGCTTCCAAGGGAGACGCAGTAGTGGACACTTGTGGCGTGCTTGACGAAGGCAGAGAGTTCTTTAGTTCGCTTGACTTGGGCGCTCTCGTCATTGACCCCACGGGTATCAACGACAAGATAGACCGTTACCTACTGGTTCGCAATGGTCACGATGGCAAGACAGCGATTACGTTTGCCAATACCTCAATTCGTGCGGTATGTAAGAACACGGTAATTGCCGGTCAGGCATCTGCTCGCCGGGTGTTCACCGCCCGGCATACTCGTAACGCAGATAGCGCTATAGAGGAATCGCAAAAAGTTCTAGAAATATCAACTGAGTGGGCTAAGTCATTCCAACTGACAGCGAATCGTTTGCTAGCCGTAAAGGTTCCACCACGAAGTGCGCAACTAGCAACGATACTTGACAAGGTGTTTCCGGGAGAATCAAACGGTACGGATAGACAAAAGAAAAACCGTGATGGAGTAGTAGCGCTTGTTCGTGGAGTCTATGACAATGAGCGAAATGCCGGTGGCTACGGGTACAACGGATGGAGTGCATACAACGCTATTGCTGAATACCTTGACCATTATCGTGATGCAAAAGCAGATGAGCGCGCGCTCGCTTCAATGAATAACAATTCATGGGTGACGCAAAAGAAAGTATTAGCACAAGAAGTTATCCTGTCGCTGGCTTGACAGTTGTCGCAAGTATCATTGACTACTAGAGCCCCGGTATAGCGGAAGGCAGGCTTATGGACGAAGACTTTGAGTTTGATGGCGAAGACGGCGATATCCCCTCAAGGGAAGAGCTTGCTGTATGGCTGAGCGAGTTCATGACCCACACCGCAGAAGCAGAAACAATGTATCGCGCCCACTTCTGCGACTTAGTAACTAATCGTGTCTATGACGAGTTCGGTTACGAAGGTCTCTGCGAAATGCTGATGAGCATAGATAAGCGTGGCCACTGGATTTCCGACATTCTGATAGAAAACAACGACATTGACGACATTCTCTTCAAAAAGTACGGTGTTTACGACATTGAGTCAATAAAAAAGGCACGGAGCACAAGCGCAATGGCCGAAATGAATCAAAAGATTTGGAAGTTACGCAGAAAGTACGCAAAACTAATTGCTGACGAACTAATGGGCAGAGTTCCAACCCAAAAAACCGAGTAAGCCCCGCCACACGCGCAGGCGAGGGGCAAGGGTTGCCAGCCCCAGCCCCCGCCTCTGTGGGTTACTCGCCCCACGAGTGGTTGTGGTGAAACCAAGCGATTTGAGCTTCGCTTGACAAGCCACCACCAGCGACGTAACTCATAATGAATTCCGCCCGCTGTTCCTGCTCGCAGATGCTTCGCTGCAACTCAAAGAATTCCTCCTCTGAAGCGAAACCCTCCTTTTGCCACTCTTCCATTTTGCTCACCCCCTTTCATTTGGGCTTGTTTGCCTTGCGGCAACGCAAGCTTAGTACACCAAATACCAAATTTCCAAAGTACTAGACGGCCGGGGCTTATCTGTGTCGGTTGAGCAAGTCAAGCACTAATTGTGTAGCGCCACCACTAGCAGCAAACTCCCCACCTTCTGTCGCAGCGTTCACTACCTTGCGTTTTTTCTCAATAAGTGCATAAATCTCTTGGTCTATCGTGTTGTCAGTAAGCATATAAGTAGCCGTGACGCTTCCTTTTTGACCAATTCTATGTAGGCGACTAAATGTTTGGTCTAAGTCGGATGGTGTCCACGGTAATTCCACGAACAAAATGTCCTGTGCTGAAGTGAGCGTGTGCCCTGTCTTGGCTGCCTGAATAGACAACACAATGACTGGCGCAGTCTCTACGGGTTCATCTTGGAACCTTGCCTTCTGTGCTTCTACCTCCTCAACCGACATTCCGCCCTGAATACGCAAGTTGCCGAACTTTCTTGCCAATTCGTCAACAATGTCTCTGTGGTGAGCGGCGACTACCACCTTCTTGCCGTCGTCAATGCGTGACTGAACCCACTCCTCAACCATCGGCATCTTTGCTTTCGCTGACAGTCTCCTCAAAACAGACAACCTAACGAGATGTTCGTTACTTTCTGCTTTTATTCTCGCCACAACGGCCGCCGAGTACGGGCTCTCACCGAGTTCTATCGCTATCTCTTTGGCTCTGTCGGTTATGTACTTTATGATGTCTTGTTCTGCCTTGCGGTATTCCTTGAGCCCCGCCTCAGTACCCTCAACAACGAGTTGGCTGTGTATTACCGGTGGCAGTTCGGATAGCACCTGTGATTTGGTGCGTCTGATGTAGCAAGTTCCACGAAGCCGGTCGTTGAGTTCATCCAAGTGTGAATGCCCATTGATGTTCCACTGCCCGAACCGGTCTTGGAAGGCAGAGCAGTACCTTCTATAGAAACCCCACAGCCCACCGAACTCTTTGAGTTTTCCGATTATGTCTAATTGGCTGGCGTACTCTGCCGGTCTGTTCGTTACGGGTGTCCCGGTAAGGCATAAAACTATTCCATGTTTTGGTGCGCTCTTTGCCATCTTGATAGCCGACTTAGTACGCTGCGCCGTTGGGCTCTTTGCGTAATGTGATTCGTCGAATATGTAAGAATTGTGCGCAAGCAGTTGCTTTTCCCAGTGAGGGATGTTTGAGTAGCCGACAACCAGCACATCGTACGTCCGGGGCTCAGGTATCTCTCGCCGGTTGGTTACAACAGCAACCCGTCTGTGGGGTAGCCATCTATTCCACTCCGACTTCCAGTTGAGGACAAGAGATGGTGGGCAGACAACGACTGCTGGGTACACCTCGCTGTCCTTTGACGAATACTCCAGTGTCGCAATCGCCTGTATTGTCTTTCCAAGCCCCATCTCGTCTGCGATAAAACTTCTACGGGCTTTAGACGCATACTCCACGCCTGCTCTCTGATAGGGCAGCAGCGTTCCTTGTAGCAAGGGCACTTCTATGTCAGCGTCTGTCGAGCGTGATGCTTCTTTAAGTTCGTCTAACTTCTTGCCTATTGACGCAGAAACACCGTGAACTTCCGGCGATACAAGCACGTCAAATGAGTTAGCCCACGCAATCGCCTCACTGGATGAGGTAAGTGGCGCTCTCCACGCCATCTCCTTGTTATCCCAAGTAATTCCGGGAATTTGCTTCACCGCCTTGAGTACAACCTTGTCGTATGGGAATTGGATGTATGTCCAATCGCCCTTTACATATACACCCTTTCGTGATGCTCTCTTTGGCGCAGTAAACCTAAGCACTTCGTCTGTTATCTGAAACTCGTGCTTCATAGCGAATGCTCGCACCTCGTTAATCGAGGCCACGGGTGCCTTCCACAGTTTGTCCACCTTGTCCCACGCAGCCCCGGCTATAGCTTTAACCTCAGCCACCTGCGCTGGGTCGTACGGAAAGTCAAGGGCTAGTAGGTCGTGGTCAAGATAAAGTCTCACTGGCTCATCATACTTGCTAGGCTGGGCGCTATGGAAATAGATGCATCTTTAGAACAAGCAATGAAGTCGGTAATGAACTCCGTTGATGAAATAAATAAGAAACTTGACGCAGTTCAGGTGATACTCAACAACCTTGACGCTCGGGTTGCTGTCACAAACAATACTGCTGGCAAGACACTTGGCGAGACCAATCAGCCACTCGGTTCAATGAGGCTTGGCTAGAACAAACTGTCTTGGTTGAAATCACCGCTCAGGTTGCAAAAGTTGTGCCTGTACCGGAAAGCCTCAGATTCAACCGCATGAACCGTCTTTCCTCCACCCTTTAGCCAAACAGTAGCCAAGCGAAGAGAGTTGTTGGCGTTTGGGTCTATTGAGAAACCGCATACAACGCACTCAAAAAGTGGTGGAAGGCTCATACCACTATCTTAGCGGGGCTTGCTATCAAACGCAAGGTGTATCCTTGGTGTATGGATACTGACGATAAAAAGAAAAAGAAAGAGGAAGAAAAGCCTGCACGGGTTGTTCAGAAACCACGCCGCTCTTCTTGCTGTCCTACTCGCTAGACCAAAGTTGTTCTACGAACTCGTGAACTTTCGGCGGGCAATTGTCTCTATAGAACGGGTCAAGTAGAGAGCCGTTTAGTTTCTCCGCAATGCGAGGCTTGACATCCCACAGGTGATTCATATACATCTGCCCATAGCGCAAATCTCCACCCTCTACTAGTTGTCGCTCATAGTAGATAGAAACCATCGCTAGAAACTCGTTATAAGTGCTCATTGCGTTTCAGAATACCGCTGTTTCTGCTCAGGTGTTGCGGCAAGTCTTTCATAAAACCTGCGTTGTATCTTTCTATCTCCGTCTCTCCGCCCCAAACGCCAAAAATCTCGTTGTTGCTACGGGCGTAATCACGGCACAAAATAATTTGCGGACAATTAGAGCAAACTTTCTTTGCTTTTTCTTCACGGCGGACTCGTGACTGCGGTCTCTCCGCATTCTTGCCGTAGAACAAATACTGTTTCCCGCTACAGGGGATATCGCCTGTCGGTGGTGCGCTAACTCTTACTGCTAATGCTGTCATTTTACCTCAATAGTAGATTAGTGAATAAACGGCATCACGATAATTGGTGTCTGCTCGCCAATCCAAGCACCTACGACATTGTAGTCCACATACTCAACGGCTTCCTCAAAACTCATACCATCTCGCTCGGTACAAACCTTAATTAGTCCGTCATAGGAATAGACGGCAAGTAGTGGCTCGTTGATACGGCGTGACCAACCGATAAAGGCTTCGTCAAAGCCATCCATAAGCAAAGTGCTTTCGTCCATCTCCTCAAGTGCTTGCTGAATATCGGCACGGGTGGCGCTTTTAGCCCCGCTCTCCCAGCCTCGCTGTTCCCCTATCTCTTTCCAATGGTCATATTCTTTGCCTACGAATACATCGTTAAATTGCTTGTTAGGTGTGTCGCTCATTTCTTCATCATACGGAAGAAATCTTCCATTGCCTCGTTATCGCCACATTGAGAACAAATCTCTGTTTTGTTGTCTTTCCTAGAGATGGCACCTGGATATAAACCTGGTGTGTGTCCGTTAGGAATAAAGCCACTACAGGTAGGGCAGATGATGTTCTTGCTCATTGCCCTTCGCTTTCGCAATCGTGGCCGTAGTAAAACTCGCCTGCCTGCTCTTCGTCCATCAGGTCAAAAACTCGCTCACACTCTACGCACTTTGCTTTAGTAGATACTTTCATTTCTTTCCCCTTTTCTCGTGGATAAGACAAGCATACAAGACCAAATACCAAATTTCCAAATCGGGAATTACCTCGAAATAGCCCCGCACGGGTATCGTTGACATTTGATATTGGACTGGTTATGCTTGAATCACCTACCGAAAGGGCAGACAATGAACGAACATACCTACAGAACAGCAAAGACCATACTCATCACCATCGCAATAACACTTGCGTCAGTATTCGCATTCGGGTACTTGAACAAACAGAACAGAGATGACGCCGAGTTCTTTTGTAACGGCGCATCGGTAACAGTGAAGGACGGCGATACTCTTTATTGGATAGCCCGAACAAATTGCGAAGGCAACACTATGGAAGTAGTGAACAGACTTGTGAGGTTGTACGGAACTGACCTCGCTATCGGCGACATTATCTATCTTCCTACGCACAACACTTGCGAATTGCGCATTACTGACGGTGGCGAAGTAATGGAAGAGTGCGCATAACACACCCCGGGGCTTATGGGCGATTTGGAAATCTGCTAACGCCTGCACTAAGATAGAACCAACAACAAGTCTCACGAAAGGGGACACAAAATGAAGAATTACTTTGACAGTGGAATTGAATGGGAAATGGCAGATGAAGCCCGTAGCGCAGGCGAGATATCCGAACTGGATATCGTAGAGCCCGACTACGAGGACGAGGACGAGGACGAGGACGAAGAAGAAGATATGGACGAAATCTACAATGACGCCGTGTTCGGGTAAGCAATGAACGCGCAAGAGAAACTATTCGTGGACTTCTGGAGTGTTGTCATAGACCAACTCGGTGGCTCGCCGTCATACGAGGACTTGACTGAACTTACCCACGAAACCCAGGTAGAATTGTTTGGCTTCTGTTCCTGCGAGGACAACGAGGAAAACGACAACCCATACGAGGACTGCCCACAATGAACGAAAAAGACGTAATTACCCTTCTTGACAAGGCACTAGTAAGCATCTCTAGCCGTGAACTTGTCGCGTCAAGCGAAATGCAAGACTTGCTTCTTGACATTCGGCTTCACTTGATGACGAAAGAAAGTGCTTCGGTCGCGCCCAGGGCGGGGCTTAGCTGAAATCTGGAAATTTGGTATCTGATGTTGTACCATTGGCCTATCCAACTGAAAGGGGATAGTAATGGAAACAACAAGGGTGAAAATAAGCGACCTAGAAGTCGGCGACCAGATACTGGTTGGCTATATCACCAACACGGTGACGGGCGAGACTGAGGCCCACCTGTTCGGAAAGAACACCACGGCCCGTGAGAGGCAAGCGTGGGGATACGCAACTGGAACAATTTCCAAGATTGCAGCAGAGAATAAGAAGTGGAGCAACTCAGGGAAGTTCCTCGTGCTTACTATTGACGGCGTCCCCGGTATCCACTCATTCACCAAGTGGACGAAGGCCTCGGTAGTCATCTACTAGAAAAATACCGGAGAGTGTTTGCAGCCAAACGCTACCCGGTATTTCTTGTTGCAAGCCCCGGCATAAATTTTTTACAAAGAGGTGTACCGGGGCTATATAAAAAAATTCTGATTTTGGAAATTTGGTATTTCGTGTAGTAAGATTTCATTTGTAAACGAGTTCCACGAAAGGGGACGCAATGGAAACCAAAGAGAAAACAAAGCCAGTAGTCGGAAACGGCGCACACGTAAGCAACGGAGTGGACACCCACTCAGTAACGATTGTTTTCGTCAGTGAAAACGGCAAGAAAATTATCGTTCAGCGCGATGATGTCAAGCCAGCCGAAGGGGCGAAGCCTTACAGCAACAAATGGGAAATTACACCAAACCCAAACAACCCAACCGCTTGCTTTACACTCCGCAAAAACGGAAGGTGGGTTCAGATTGGTGATTCGTTGGATAGTTGGGCCGTACTTCACCTGAGCGGTCGCAGGTACTACTACTCCTACGAGTTCTAAACTCCCAGGGGGTGTGGCAGGGATAAAACCTTGTTACACCCCCAATTTTTTTTGGCCGCATACCGGGGCTATACGAACACTTGTTCGCTTTGATTTTGTATTTTGGAAATTTGGTATTTCGTGGTGTAGAGTTGTGTTTGTAAACGATTCCTTTGAAAGGGGAAGCACATGATACTAAGAGAGAAGGAAGTCCAGACACTCAAAGAGGGTGAAAAGATTGTATTCACACGCGGCGGAGACACCGAGCAGCAAATTGGAACGGTTCGTAGCCTAGAGGTTGATGGAAAGTATGTAACTATCTGGTACTACACCGAGAGCCAAGAACTCTCGCTGGTTCTTTCGGAAAAAGGTGAAAGTATCTATATCACCAAAAAATAGAACCAGAAGGGGTGTGACAGAGAATAAAAACTCTGTTACACCCCTTAAAATTTTTTGCAAGCCCCGCCGCTCGCACCGGATAGCCGGGGCTGCCGGTCACGTACGAACACATGTTCGCCCGGCTTGGCCATTTTGGAAATTTGGTATCCGGTGGTGTAGTGTGTTGTACAGGAAGCAAGGCCAACTGAAAGGGGCACAAAATGAAGTACACGCCACAGCTCGTAGACGCAGAGAAACTGCGTGTTGGAACATACATCAGCGCCGGAGACAGCGCGTACAGGGTTCACGAGGGCCATGTCACCCTGGTCGCAGTCGAAGGCGACGAGGTCGCGGTGCACATACTCGACAGGCTTGGAGAGCTCGACACATACAGGTGCCCAACAGGCAACTCGATTTGGACCACCGGTTTCGTCGAAAACTTCCCTCACGGCGCAGTCGATATCTCGAACTGGTGAGCGCTCGAGTTTCAGCCCGGAGCACAGGCTGAAATTTGGCCTGAAGTCCCAGCGCTTGAGCTGTCGAAGCGGGGCTAAAACTGAATTTGGAAATCTGATATTGGGTCTGATAAGGTATATATATCTACTACTGAAAGGGTAATTATGCTTATCTATGACGACAAAGATTGTGTTTGGGTTTGGACGGGAAGGGTGTTCTCTACCTCTGAGCAGGTAACCAAGTTCAGGAATGATTACGCAACCTTCACCACTTTTGACGAGTGGATTAAGTTGCGAAACATATTTCTGTTTTCCAAGGACACAATTTGGAAAGATGACTTTGAAAGTAGCTTTGAAGTTCAAGACGCTGTTAGCCGTGCTTGGGATTGCGTGTGCAGAGGCGGAAACAGGCAAAAGGTTCTTGAAGTTCTTGACAGCCTTGCAGAAGTGCTGAACAAAAACTAACAAGAGAGCGTCATCGGAAATGGTGGCGCTCTTTTGTTTGTCAAAGGCCCCGTCACAACTGCGGCCCAAATAAAATGCGGGGCTCCAGCTCGCGCTTTACCTAAGAAAGGTTTGACTTATGCCAGTCAATATGGCCCGTAAGCCCCGTAAGTGGGTTTGGCTGGTATTTTGGAAATCTGATATCGGTTTGGCTAGTATGTACCTGTTATTACTCATTTACCTT